AATCGGAAGAGTGTGAGGCTGTTAACCTCAAAGTACGGGGATCGAAACCCCGAGACGGAGACCAAGCACCAATAGCTCAGGGGTAGAGCGCGCGTTTAGTAAGCGCGAGGTCAGGAGTTCAAATCTCTTTTGGTGCAAACGGGGTGACGCAGTGGTTTAGCGTGTCGGGCCCATAAAACGCACGCGTTTTATTAGGGACACCCGAAAGTCGGATGTTCGACTCATCCTCCCGTTAATTTTTAGAATCTCTCCAGATTGTAAAATTTATACTTTTCTTTTCAACTGAAACACGTGTTCGACCACGATGCTCGCGCCCATGAACGTCAGAATCGCGTTATCATATTGAAATCCGTACGCCACAAGCACGAAACCCCATATAAACGCCAATAAGTCAGTGACGGGTGCCGCCATGTAGCTACAGTTGGTTTCGGTAGGCAATGATGCTTCCATGATTTGATAATACGTGTACCCAGCGATGATCGATAATACCAATGCATACGTGTGCTTACTCATGTAATAACCCCACATAAAAAAATAACCTCAATATATATAAAATGTCTGGTGGTATTGCCCAACTCGTCGCCGTCGGTGCTCAGGATGCCCATATTGTCGGTCAACCCGAAGTCAGCTTCTTCAGATCTAACTATCGTCGTCACACGAACTTTGCTCAAACCGTGGAGCGTCAGGTGCTCCAGGGCAACCCAGCTTCCGGTGGTATCTCTTCCGTTCGTTTCGAGCGCAAGGGTGACCTCCTTGGTTACTGCTACATCACGCGCCGCGTCCCAGCTTCCTACACGAAGGCTCAGTGGGCCAGCCAAATCAAGAAGGTCGAGCTTTTGATCGGTGGTCAAGTCATCGATGAACAAACCTCCCACTTCTCTCAGTACATCGCGCCAACCATTTTGGCTCAAAACACGAGCAAGTCTCCAGATCGCTCGTCGACGTCCACGTCCAAGTTTTACCCACTCCGATTTTCGTTCTGCGAAAACTGGCAATCTGCGATCCCATTGATTGCGCTCCAGTACCACGACGTGGAATTGCGCATCACGTGGGATGCCCCAGTAGCCGAAAATGACTACGAAGTTCACGCCCAATACATCTACTTGGACACCGATGAACGCACCACTTTGGCGTCGCTCCCACAAAACATGATGATCACCCAAACGCAAAAGTCCATCGCCTCGGGTGCCGCCATCCAAGAACTCAACTTCAATCACCCAATCAAGTTGTTGGCGTCCTCGAATGTTTTCGACGCCACGGCTCTCGGTATTGCCACTGGTTCCATCAAGCTCCAAATTAACGGTACCGATGTCACCGATTCCAAGCCAACTGTTCCACACTACACTGAGTGCAGTTTGTACTACCACACGGCCTCCACCTCGGTGAAGGATGACGCTGGTTCCTACTTCTTGTATCCATTCTGCCTCGAAACCGCCAAGCTCCAACCAACGGGTTCTCTCAACTTCAGCCGATTGGATTCTGCGCGCCTCGTGTCCACTGGTGGCTCTTTCACCGCCGGCCAAGATGTGTATGCTGTGAACTACAACATTCTCCGCATCGAAAACGGTATGGGTGGTTTGATGTACTCGAACTAGATTTATTTACACACTAATAACAAATGTTCTGGAAGTATTTGTTTCTTCTAGGATTCGTTTTCGTACTCACGTACGATCCAAAATCCAGGACACTCGAAACTTTCATCGCACCCAATGCCCCTTGTAAAGAAGGACATTACCAGGAGGTGCAATTTGCAGAAAAAGGTTATCCATGCCCACAGAACAAACAAACACACATGGGCGCAATTATATCTACTTAAAAAGATTCAACGTTTCTATTACATAAATATGTTATCCTTCGACCGAGAGACTCTCACGATCGCGGCTATCGTGGTGTGCATCGCTGCGACTGTATACATGTACAGTGAATTCTCCAAAGCTAAAAATGATATCGAAGGAATCAAAGGTTTCTGTAATAAACTCGTTCAAGCGCATACCCCACCCCCAACACGTCCACTAACCTCCAAGGCCACCGGAGATGAAGATGATGATGATGATGATGAACCAACTCCCGTGACTGCCGAGTCGGAGGAAAATTAACATCTCTGGAAATTATAACTTGCGAACAGCGCAATGAAAAAATATAAAGCCATCGCGATACCGGTAACATTTACGGGAGATAAACCAAGGTTCCTCACAGTGAGAGATAAGCGCTTCAAAGATTGGATATTTGTCACCGGAGGGTGTAGACGAAGAGAGATTTTTAATCCCATTCGTTGTGCCCTCCGTGAACTCGAAGAAGAGACCCGGGGGGTCGTGTCTCTTAAAAGAGGTGAATATACAGAATTTAAATTTACAGTCAAGGAGAGTCCCACAGTGGATCTCGAATATAACGTTTTCGTATTCTTTGTGAATTACACGAAACCAGAACAGAACGATCTCGTTAAGAAATTTAACGAAGAAAAACAAAAAATGACGATTAAAAAAATACAAAAGCAACCCATCAAACGCACACACGATGAAAATGATTTCATGGATTTCGAAACTCTTCAGGAGTTTAGATCAAAGAAACAATGGGATAGGATCACTAAAAATATCATAGAAAACCCAGAATTTTATGCGTGTGTGACTTCTTTGAATAGAAAATCCTTTGCTATAAAATAATGAAGTCCAAGAGTTACATTCTCATGCAAATAAAGGACTTACTTTTGAATAAAAAGAATTACACCGAACGCAAGGCATCTGCATACATCGAAGATGTCCAGGAAAAAACAGTTTATGAACTCTTGACCTTAAAAAAGGAACTCAGCGAGTCTGAATACGTCTACCCAGACGTGTCACTCATGCGAACCATTAGACGTGGGTTGGAAGATGAAGATGAAGATGATTAAAAAAATGAATCAAAGTATTGGTAAGTAAGCATGTTTAGAAACTGGTGCAAGAGCAATGGTTTCTATAACGCAACCAATCTATCACATGTGCTCATGGACGGAGGTCGTCTTTCCGTGCCTTTTGATAGATTGAATGACTTTTATGAGAAGTATGTGGAGTGTATTAACTCGGGTGAAAAGCTCTTTGTGGTAGAACAAAAGACAGTGGACGCGTACAACTTTTTCGTGGATCTCGACTACAAAGATGATGACGCGATGACTATGGAAGATGTGGAACGTGTGTGTCGTGTCATTTGTGACAAAGTGTCTAAATATGGTGGAAAAGATGCACTCGTCTCAGTTGCCAAACCAAAACCCGTGGGTGACCTCATTAAAACGGGGGTACACATCAATTGGTGTGGATTTCCAGTAAACAGGTCGTCCGCTATCGCTCTACGTCAACATATCATCTCTACGTTAACACTCGTGTATGGATCCAAAGATTGGGAAAATATAGTTGATTTATCTGTGTATGGAAGTAGTGAACGAAACACGAAGGGGAGTGGTTTCAGGATGCCTTGGTCACATAAAAAAGGTAAACACGAGGCGTGCAATGGCATGGGGTGTTCTGAATGCGATAAGGGAAAGGAAACACAGGGTGAGTATTTACCGGTGTTCATCTACAAACATGGTCCACTCGCCATGTTTCATCGGGTTTCTGCAGAACCAAGTGTGAAACTCATGCACATGGCCACGCTCCGAACACAAAACGTGGAACCGAAGATCATCGAAGGTACGAGAAAAACCGAGGGTACGTTCACGGCCGCACAGACCAAAAATGAATTCACGGATCCCGAAACGGTAGCGCTCCTCGAAACATTCATTCGTCGAAATATGGATGGGCAAACGAATGCAAGGGTCACGAAGATTTACAAGGAAAAGAATAGTTATCTCGTGGCTACGACGTCCAAGTACTGTGAAAACACGAAGAGACAACACGGGTCAAACCACGTGTGGTTTCATATTTTAGGTGATACCATATCTCAAAAGTGTTTCTGTAGGTGCGAAACAATTCGTGGGCGTCATTATGGATTCTGTAAAGACTTTTCAGGCAGAAGACATCAACTCCCAGAAAACATAATAGAAAAGCTCGACATCACGAAATACAAACCCATACCAAAAAAGAAGGTGGAACCTAAACCAGTCAACGACATAAAGAATGATCTCAAAGGGTACATCCAGAGACATATACTCAAGGATACAGAATTTGACATCACGGACATCAATAAACAGAAGGGGATCAAGAAAAGGACGATCCAAACAAATCATGTGTGTACCGCGTGCTCCCAAAAGGTATCTTTCAACACGGATAAATCAACCATAAAACAGGTGTGTGCGTGTGTAAATCGCACACATATACTTATAGATAAAATAGCAAGTAAGTTATAGATGCTAGTAGTTGTATTCCTCATCGCAGTCATTTATATGTCTTCCAAACTCATCACGAAAGGTGTGGAGTTAGACACACTCGATTATCTCATACGCGAAACGCATAAGTATTCGGGGCTTAATGAAGTACTTTACCGAGAATTCCTCGCAAACATAAACATGGCTAGGGAATACAAGGGACACGACGATATCTCCAGAAAGCTTCTTGAACGCGCCATTAAAAACATGGAAGAACTTGCACTTTACGGACCTTCTTCTGATTCTACGCTCATAGAAGATATTGAAGACCTTCTCGGACGCATAACGATTGAATTTGAGCTTTTGTATAGAAGAACTTAAAGATTACGCACGTTTTAAACAAAAATGGCTACCAGAACACGATCAGGACGAGTTTCTAAACCACCGGAACGTCTCGAAATCTTCGAAGAGGTGGAAGATGATTATACCGACGACGATAAGGATTACGAAGATGATGAATCCGATTTCTATTCCGAATCAGACGAGGAATCTGAAGATGAGTGCGAGGATGACGATGACGAAGACGCAGATGAAAATGGAAATCTACGTGGGTTCGTCGTAGACGATGACGAGGACGATGAGGATGAAGATGAAGATGAGGAATAATCTACTTAAAAAAATAGTCCGCCATTTTATAAAATGGAGAGCGATATAGGCAATCCAATTGAGTATAGCCCAGATCTCATGGATAAAGAAGGCTCTTCATCCATCAGGGACGCTTTGGATGACCATGAACACGAACATGAACAACCCATGTACTATTACGCACCTCCACCTCCACCACCTCATTCACCGTATCCGATGCACGCTGAAAAGATTGATCTATTCAGTAACCTCGACAAGACCGCCTACATCGTCATCTTCGTCGCCTTCATTCTGGGATTCTTCATGGGGAAAACCATGCAACCAGTCATCCTTCGTCCAGGTTGAAAATCCCTTAAAATCAGTCGTGGGTTCTTCCTTTGATTCCAAAAAATACGCTCTACTCACTACGAGTGGATCTCTAGAAATAGCGTCTCCGACCTCGGTCGCAGACACGTGACTTGGTTCCTCTTCCATCTTCCGTTTAAGTTCTCTGACATCCCTGTCTTTCAGAATTAAACCGAATATGTACAACACGATAAGAATGGTCACCACGTTGAGTGCGATGGTCAACATACTTATTATATGTGTGATTTTAATTTTTCAAATTAGTTCGAGGTCGCTTCTTCGCCTTCTTCAACTTCGCCTTCCTTGATTTGTGCTTCAGTAGACTCATTCGCCTTCATTTCCTCTTCGCGCTTCTTTCTACGTTCCTCGATTTCCTTCGTCACGATCTCGTCAGCTTCTTTCACGAGCTCCTCCATAGGAGTGTCCGGCTTCTCCTTCTTAAGACGCTCGATGATTTCGGATGGGTGAGAGATCGGAGCTTCATCTGGTTTCGTGTAGTACTTGGAGTTCTCGTCACCTGGCTTGATGAACGTGTTCGTGCCGCTCTGCATCATGTCACGTTTACGTTCTTCGAACATCTTCGCGGCCATTTGTTGGTTCTCCTTGTATCCGCTCATGAGCTCTTCAAGCTTATCGTTGTTATAGTGGACGTTATCAATGGCCGTGGGATCTGGTGGGATGAGAAGCCACTTGTACATGTCCACGACGTAGATGTCAAACGTCGCGTCTTCCTTTTGTAGGCGCTTGGCGTGGGATGCAGCCTCTTCACGCGAGTTGAAAGCACCTCGGATCTTGATCCCAAACTTGTCATTCTTTTGTGGACACTCCGGACCCACCAATGAAAGGCAGGCGTAGAGTTGACCTGGAACGGTAGTGTAATCTTGCTCTAGAGACATTTTCTGAATTATACGCGTGTCAAAACTTTAAGCCAACTTAAAACTAAAGTGCGTGTGTATACAAATGCACGAGTTTTGGAACACCCAACCCGTCCCAGATGATCATGCTGAATATATAGGGGAAGTACACACGTCTAGACAGTATGACCCAAATCCAATTCCTTTACCCGAACAGTATGAGTGGTCCGAGTGTACTGTAAAGGAAGCTGCGGAACTCTTGAGTGTTCATTACATTCGTGACGAACACTTCGCACTCGAGTACGATGAAAAGTTTGTCGAGTGGGCGACAACGCCCGAATGGAATCTCGGGCTTCGAACCAAAACGGGTGGTAAACTCGTTGGGTTCATTTCGGGTATGCCGTGTAAATATAGGGTCAAGAAGGATACGTTCGATGCACTCGAGATCAATTTTCTGTGTGTACACGACACGTTACGTAATCTACGTCTCGCACCTCTGCTCATATCTGAAATACGGAGACGTGCCAACGCTCGGGGAATTTGGCAAGCCGTGTACACGGCCGTCGCCGAACTCCCGGGAGCTGTGGCGAAGACCGGGTATTGGCACAGACTTTTAAACGTATCAAAGCTGAACAAGGCGAAATTTTCCAATGAACGCGAGATACCACACGCGGTCAATGGAACGTCTGACTACGAGCTCATGAAGAGTTCAGACGTACCGAGGGTCACCAAAATGTTACGTAAACACATGGAGTCGTATGACGTAGCACCGGTCATAGATGAATCGTGGGTCCGACGTTGGCTCATGCCTAAGGAAAACATCATTTATTCATATGTGGGTCAAACTGGTTTCACGTCCTACTATGAAGTTCCGTATACTTCCGTGAAAACAGGGGTACGTATACGCCAAGGGTACATGTTTTTCAATACATCCGATGATTTCAAGGACGCATCGATCTTGGCACGGAACGCGGGATTTGACGTATATAACACATTGGATGTAGGATTGAAACACGAAACACTGATGTCCAATAAATTCGTGAAGGGTAATGGATACAACCACTGTTACGTTTACAATTGGTCTTGTGGATCTGTGTGTTCTGATAAGGTTTATATAAGGCTTTTTTAATTTAAGTATTAGTATATATAAAATATATCTATTTATACACAGTTGTTTATTTTTGTAAGATTCTGAAATATTTTTAGAAAAAAAAATTATTTTTTTTATTTCTTTTTTCTAAAAAAAGTTTCGGAAAAAATATTTTTTTTTATTTTGTTTTTAAAATCCGAAAAAGTATGGTGTTACTTAAAAATAGTTATCAACCCATGTCTAAGTCAAACCAAAAAAATAGAGGAATTAAGTGACTTAAGAACAAAAACTGTGTAACATAAAGACCATGCAAGATATACGAAAACACCATAACGAACAAAAGCGTGATTTGATACGCGCCGTGTCAAATGAAGGTGACGCAGTGTTAGACGTTGGGTGTGGATTCGGTGGTGACATAGGTAAGTGGAAGCACGCGAAAGTCAATGTGAGCATGTGTGAACCGTGTGAAGACTCGCTCGAGGAAGCAAAGGCGAGAGCAATTTTTTATAAGATGCGAATAAATTTTTATCACGGGGACATCATGTCTGTTCCAAATAGAAAGTATGACATTATATGTTATAACTTTTCACTACACTACATATTTGCGTCAGAAGACCTATTCATGACCACGACCAAAGAGATCGCCAAACGCATGAAACCCGGTGGTAAGCTCATAGGTATCATACCCGACTCAAACCAAGTCATATTCAAAACACCATTAAATCACGAATCAGGGAGTTTTTTCGTGATGAAAGGGACGAGTCACGGACAATTCGGGGAAAAGTTATTCGTGCATTTGGTGGATACACCATATTACCAAGACGGTGCGAAATCCGAACCAATCGCACACAAAGATTTGTTAGTCACGCGTTTAGAAAAACTAGGATTTAGACTGAATACATGGGAACCCCTTCGCGGAAATTCCGTATCCGAGTTGTACTCGAAATTTATATTTACTTATAAGAGATGATACTCGCCGTTCTGTTATTCATTGTAAATATATTGATACTATTGAACACGAAACAACCAGATAATCTAGTCATCGTCAAGGAGAGATACGCGCTCCTCAGGGAACACTTGTATGAAACGAACAACGAAGAATTCCAAAATTTGTGTCGAGAGATCCCGATCACAGCGCACTACAGGGCCCAAGGTGGGAGTGTTGGGTACAACGTGAATAAGGGCTACGAGATAGGCCTCTGTGTAGACGGCGAACCAAATGAAATCATGCACGTGTTGATACATGAACTGGCACACTGTACAGTCGACGAGTACTCACACAGTCAAGAGTATTGGGAAAAGTACGACAAACTCAAGACCATGTGCGTCGCCATAGGTGTCTACCAAGAGATACCAGAGAAGACCAAGTTCTGTGGTAAACACATCCAGGATAAATAATGTATGTTTATCATAAATGAGAGAACTCACACTCCTTATATTCCTATGGATTATGGTATTATTGACTATATATAGCCCATTGCTCACACACGAGGCTAAACCTGAAGTCAAGAAGTGGGTAAACGTCGCTTTGATTACTTTTGTGATTCCACAGCTCATCAATATGATTGCGCGTGGATACAAAAAATTCGGTAAATTAGGTGTCGATTACAATTTCATGTTGTGGACTTCACTCATGACGTTCGGTGTCTTTTCGACATACATTCAAAACAAGACGCTCGCGGATAGAATCGGGTCGTTCGGGAGAGATATTGAAAGCACAGGAACTACTCTGGCGCTTTTAATACCCACATTGATGGTTTCTATGATTATTAACTATTACATGCTTGGTAAACAAATCTATGTTCACTACATTTAAGCGTAACGCTTGAGAACGTAGAAGATACCAGCCGCGACAGCGCCGGTCGCGGCGAGACCAACTGCGCTTCTGTGTCCTTGATCATTCAAGAACTGTGGAACGTAGTTGGCAAGCTTTTCTTGTACAGGCTTACTAATGGCAGCCGCAGTACACGCCGCAACAATGACGGCTTGCATCTGCTCATCAGTAAGGTTGAATGGGTTCTTATTTTGTTGAACCGCTTGTTGTTGTTGTGGTTGTTGAACAATCATGGGCTGTTGCATGACAACTGGCTGTTGCATGCGTGGATCCGCTTCCATCATTGGGGGTTCGAGTGGCATCTCCGGCTGGCCCATGATGTCGTAGATTGGGGTGGAATCCATGGTCATTTCTTTATTTTGACTCACATTTTTTTCGGGTTGGTTTTGTTGCATGAACGAAGTCGTCAGAGGCACCATTCCATCGTCATTTTCTGAGAGATTCAACGTCCGGACGTCAGTCGACATTTATGTAGACTGACTTTTTTGAAATCGTTGAGTGACGCATCGTCATTTTCGTTTCGTTACGGTGAGACGTGTTTTCTTCGTAGCGTTCTTCGCATCTGCCTCCTGCTGTTCCAAATATTTTGGATTATACGTTTTCTTGTGCATGTTCCAAAGTTGTGGACTTCCTACCCTGAACCCGTTTCTGATTTTAGCCTTGTACCAATACACACAATCATGTAATTTATTGGATTTAACGGTGTTATCTAATACGAGGCATTCGTAATTCTCGGTACATGCATCCATCACCTTACAAAACATATCAAAGCTAGGAAAGATACCAAAGAAGGATTTATAGAGCTTTTCTCTATTCTGTATGATGTTTTCTCTGAGTATGAACACATAATCTACATTCGCACGAAGAGCTGGTGGAAGGTCCATGACGTATTGCATCGTCAACATGAAGAAGATGTTAAAGTGTCTCCCATTCATGAAACACTGGCGTATCCTGGTCTCTTTCAGAAATTTGGAATCGTACATACAATCATCCAAAAGCATGAACGCCCCGTTGGTTTTATTCTTCCCTTTGGTACCCACAAGCTTTCTCTGCCTGGACAAAACCCTGTCTACAGCTTCACCGTCGTAATCTCCATAGACACATACGTCGGGCACGAAATTTCCGTAAAAATGATTCCCTTCTTCTGTGCCTGATAGAACAATCCCCGCTGGTATATGTTTCTTGTAATACATGATGTCTTTCACGAGCGTAGATTTACCTGTGTTACGTTTGCCAATGAAGACACATATACGATCATCATCCATGGTCTCCGGTTTGAATTTACGCAATTGAATATTCATTCTACTTTAATGTATCGTTTTATTTAGCAAAATTTTACTCACAAATAATAGGAATGTCGGGTCGTTTGACTCTTGCAACCACTGGTATCCAGGACAGATGGCTTACCGAAGAACCACAGTATTCACACTTTCTTTCTCGATTTAGAAGACACACAAAGTTTTCCTTTGAGCAAATAGAAATTCCTTTTCAACGATTCGAAGAGTACGGGAACGAGACTACCTCTCGCATACCAAACAACGCTGGTGACCTATTGAAAGGTGTCACCATAAACATGGATCTCCCACCTCCCACACCTGTTGCTGGACAAGGGGATACATATACGATTGCGACGGGTTCCACGAACGGTACATTGTATGTAGACGCTGTAGAGACCAGTGAACTTCCAGTGTACCAAGGCGTGGAATATGTGTTCAACAGCTCAGAGGATTTCGATCTCACTGGAGTGAGCGTGAATGATTTCACAAAGGAGAATCTAGGAGGCGGAAACTATAGAATAACACTCAACATACAAATAAACATCATCGGTAATTACAATCCAGTTGTCATCACATCTGTGAGTGATCCATCGAAATTTCTTACACTCAAAGTCAAACAAATCCGCTGGAACACATCCACACCCACGAAGATGATTAAGTACGCTGATCTCGTCATAGGTGGTCAGACCATTCAACGCATTACAGGTGAATACATATACATGTACAACCAATTGAACTACACACAAAACGACGCAGATTTTACACTCATCGCAACGACACTCCACAATAGCTATCCCATCATTAATGATGCCACGTATCCACAGTACACGAGCTTCCAAAAATACAAAGTACAATTGCCATTTTATTTCCATAGACACCCGAGTCTCGCGATTCCCGTGTGTGGTTTGAGAAGTCAACTCGTGGAAGTGAAGGTCAAATACAGACCTGTTAATGAACTGACTGTGGAGTATGATTTGAGTACGTCGTCGTATTCCACTACGTCAATATCGTGTGACGTTCAGTTAAGAAATATGAGTCTGTTCACAGATTTCGTGTATCTCACAGAAGAAGAAAAGAGTTTCATACTCACGAGACCCATTGAGTACGTGATCACACAAACACAGGTCGCAGAGATACACATGAACCCGGGTGTTTCTAAACGTTCAGTGATGATCAATTTCAAACACCCAGTCAAAGAATTGTTCTTCATCGCCACGAATGATACCACTCGAGCACACGTACCCATAAAACACGTGAACTTGAAATTCAATAACAACACCGTGATAGATGCGGATAATCTCCAATTGTCTGCCGAACAACCATTACGACACCACACCAACGCTATAAATGAAAACTTCGAGTTCGGTGTGTATAGCTTCTCTTTGAAACCAGAGGTGTATTATCCGACCGGTCAAGTCAACATGAGTCGTGTCATTCACAAACTCATCGAGGTTGAATTAGATGGACCAAGTGCATCACATCATCACACACTCCGCGTGTACGCATCAAACTACAACGTCCTTCGAATAAATGGGGGCATAGCTGGTTTAAAATTTTAGAGTCTAATATTAGTAATGGCTGGTAGAGTTCAATTAGAGGCCGTGGGTCCACAGGACAGGTTGTTCACGAATGACCCAGAATACACCTATTTCATAAAAAATTTCAAAAAGCATGGGAATTATGCAAAGTTTTACACGGACTTGGAGTTCGATGGACGCATCGAGTTCGGTGAAGAAGTGCGATGCACCATTCCACAAGACCAAGGAGATTTACTCAAAGGTGTGAGTCTTAAAATTACACTCAATCCACTCGACCAAAATTTAGTGAGTGGATACGATCACATCACGTATTGTGAATCCATAGCACAAGCCATGATAGAGTATGCCGATATTTACATAGGTGGGGCTCTCATCCAACGTGTACCTTCGGATATGTTGGCCATACACTCAGAATTGTATGTGACACAATCTAAGCAGAGATCTCTTAAAAAACTTATAGGAAAACCATTCCAGATATTCTCCGTGTTTGATGATTATTACAAACAAATAAGAGAAAACCTTCTCGCCGAATCAAAGGTTGAGACGTCTTATAGAGTCGATATTCCTTTCTATTTTCATGAGTACCCAGAACTCGCGATACCGCTGTATGCGATCACGAAACAGGAAATTGAGATCGTCATAAAATTGCGAAAGGTGGAGGAGTGTATTTTCGCGGTGAACGACCATTCCGTGAACGATACGAGTAAGAGCTACTACATAGGTGAAAAACCAACGGGACTCATTAAGGAGATGAAACCTACATTCGAGATGGTGAGCCTTGACGAAAAGACAAAACGATTCCCAGATCGAGTGGATTACGTGATAACACAGACGCAACAAAATCAAATAGATTTGAATACGGTGGATGGTAGATACAACGCGTCACTCGAGTGTAACGAACACGAAGCTCGCCTAGAATTTAGAAATTCAGTCAAGGAATTGTTTTTCATAGTACAGGACAAGTTTGATAAAAATCCAGTGGTCGTAAATGATTTTGCAACACCGTTCCAGTATTCTTCTTTGTCCAACTTTGACAGTCACCTGTTTTTCACAAACAGCGAACAAGTCAAATACATCGGTTTAAGGTTCGATGGAGACGAGGTTCTCAACGATGTCACTGGAAACTTGGTACACCTCCGAGCGATTCAACCGGGTAAACACCACTCGAGAACACCCGTGTATCGTAGATTCTACATGTACAATTTCGGTCTCGAACCGGAACGTTGGTATCCCACGGGTCAATTGAACTTTTCTAACATAAAGAATCAATTGATAAAGATCGGACTTTTCGACTACCCAACCACACCAAACAAACAACTTAGAGTATACGCACAAAGTTATAACATACTCCGATTGGAGAACGGAACTGCCAAACTTTTATTTGAAACATAATGAAGACAGGTTTTGATCTCACAGGTGATGCGAGCGCTCAGAATGAGCAGCTCGCGAAGACAATGATTGATATCATCACTCCGGTGATTGAAAAAAGTATGATACTCGCAGCGGAATACGCCAAGGCGTGTGGGCGGGACGCGGTACTCATGCAAGACGTGGAATACGCGATGAAGTATTGCGCCATGCATGAAGTGGGACAGCACATCGGTTCGTATTTACCAGAGATATACGACGATGATGGAGAAGATGAAGATGAAGATGATATGGATATCATCGAAGAAGGTGAAGTCGAGTTCACGCGATATACAGGAGATGATCCGAGATTTAAGGCTATGAACCACGCGAAAGATTCTTGGGATACGTGGGTTCCAACGAATCCGTCGGAACAACTTATAAAAAATGCTATAGATAGTAATGGACAATGACCCAGAAGGATGGAGTGAAGTAGAGTACAAGGAGTTCAAAGCGGATGACGCGGATTCAGATTCAGATTCAGATTCGGATTCTGAATCAGAGTCTGATTTTGATAAACCAAAGATGAAGGGATATCAGAATAAGGAATATAAGAAAATACTTTTTGTGGAGGAATTACTCCCAGAATAAATTTTCTATGGCTAATATATAAAATGTCTACCGCCGCCGAAACTGTCACTCTCGTCAGCCAAGAGCTTGAATCCCAGTCCTTGAACGCTGTCGCCGCTGGCTTTTCCTTCGCCGCGGCCCTTTCTTGGATGGACCTTGTTCGCTGGATCGTGAACCAAGTCATCAGTGTAAAGAAGAATGGTGGCATGAACTACACGCTCACCGCCCTCTTCACGACCTTGTTGTCGATCCTCGTGTACTTGGGCTTGTCTCGTGTTTCCACTCGCGTCCAAAAGCCAACTCAACCACTCTACGCGGTCACCCGCTAAGTTTTCTTTTTGGTCACGAGCAACAGGACAACACCAACAAAAACTATCAAAAATATGGATACGAAAGCATCCCATCTACGCACATCCTCAAACTCTGGGATGTGCACAGGTGGCGGAAGGGAAAAGTCCTTCTCAACTTTAGGCACATTCTCCAATTTATCGGTAGAACAGGTCAAATTTAGTTTAAGTATATGATTCGCGTTTCTGAAATCGTATGGTATCAATCGACCATTACTATTGTAATAAAACTGCACGCGTATGCTCGAAATCGTTTTTTGTGACCCCGAATCAAAATTGTGTTCGATGGCATCTTCACTCCCCGAATAGTTTATCACGTCTCCGCATACGAGTATTTTACCCGTGTAAAAAGGTGTATCTGAATACACAGTCTTATTAAATTCGTCAGATCCACTACTCAATTTCATGACGAACGCATCCACACCCTGAAGGTTAATCGAACCAGTTTTCAAGCTGTTACCGGTCGAGTGTTTGTTATTAGATGTGAGACCAAACACGTCATGAGGTGTCGTATACGCATTAGAAGACGTGTATCCGTGTATGCCGTCATAGAATCTAAACGTGAAATCATTCCCTGCTGTAAATTCTATATCATTCGTGGCGGGTGTATACGTGGCTCCAGTTATGATGGAAGATTTAGCCTGTATTTCATTCGCGAGTTCAGCACCACTATAGTTTCCGTTTCCGAGTGTGATGGTCTCGGTCACAGATGCCGTGTTTAATGTAAAGGTGTTGTTTCTGTCGTGTATCAATAACTGACTGTTGTGAATTCGAGCAGACACGAGTGATATTTTAGACACGTTATACACGGGATTTTTCAGGTGTATGACATAGTCACCAGGATCCGGGTAGAGAATAGGATCTCTATCACCACTATCCACGTCTAAGGTATGGACCTTCATTAAAATATATGGACAATATTTTAATGAGTGTATTACTCTAAAATAGGCTAAATTAGCACAAATGGTGTGCTAATGGGTTGTTCATGAGTTGACGCTTCGCGACAGAGAGACTCGCCTGAGAAGCGTGTGGGTTTTCGTTACCCTTGTATGGATTGAGATCGTGATACGAGGTGTTCGTGTACTGTTGCGTCCACCCAGCACTTTGTGGGTTGATACGACCATCCACACGAGTGGTGTCTGAACGAACCGATGTGACCATACCACCTTGGTTGAGTGCATCGGCGCGGACGTTCATACGACCTGGATTCGAAGCGCGATTAGCCTTACTACGGCGTTCATCTGGACGTAAGCCATACTTTTGGAGTTCTTCTACGGTGTATCCGGCGCCATACACACGCTTTTCACCAATAGCGGCCGCGGGAGACTCCAAGTAACCGTGTCTGTAACTGTTAATACCCGGTTGTGGTTGGTTCATGTACGCGTATTGTTCGATATTACCATCCTTCTTGTTTCTCGTTGGATCTTGAGACACTGTATTCGCTGGTACGAAACGCTTCGCGGGGGCGATATTGAGTGTATCGGTTCTGAGACTGGTCTCGGAACGGTTGGTGGTACGCTTCGTGCGTTCGTGTTCACCTCTACCAGTGCGACCGGACATGCCCTGCGCTCGCCCTAATGTGGTTGGGAGGCGCTCTGGAAGATACGCTGTCTTTTCTGGCCTGTTGTGAGACACGAGACCGACCAAACCACGACGACCACCCTTTGAATCGTACGCTGGACCGGATCTACCTGGGAGTGTCGTCAATTTGTATGCACCCACGTTTTCTGGATTCACACGCAAAAGCTGTTGGTAACCCCCATAGGATGGCACATTTGGATCAATACCTAGACCTGGACCAACCAATTGTTTCTCTACGGGTGAAACATTGTTCATCCTGTTGTTATCCACAAAGTACTGATCCGCTCTGTTTCTAAGCTGTTCACCACTCGTTCTGAATTGAGGGGCGATCTCAGCGAAGTTTGGAACGGCCGCCTTCTGTCCTTGTGGAATTTGGACTTGTTCGATAGGATAGTTTTTTGGTTCAACTACACGGTTCACTGCCACTTGCTGTGCAACTTGAGGAGGCATGGGTTCATATGTCTCCTTTGGTTGACTCAATTTTCTACCCGCGTATATAAGACCTGCGATAGCTGCGACAGATATGGGATCAGCCATTCTTATTTCTTATTGATATTTTTATTTACATACCTTTGCTGAAACAACCCATTTTGTACTTCGGAACGAGTGCTCATTGGTTCGTACGACATCGATTGCAATGGGAGTTTGCACTCCATATTTTGGAGTGGGAACAAGTTTTGTTCGTACGTTTTCGCGAGTACCTTATTAAAGCGAGAGGTCGATTGTGGACGAAGTTCGTCGCTCGTGTCAATGAATTCCGCTGGAGCACCCTTGCCCGCCATGTATGGAGCGGTGCCGTAAATCATAGTGTTTGGGCGACCTGAACCATAGTTCAATGTGCTGGGCTGAGGATACACGAACACTTCTTCGGTAGCACAGTTTACTGGAACGGCTGGGTTTTGAACCAACTTAAGACCGGGCTGCAATTGGTAAGCCATTTATTATTACGTGAGATTTATTTATTTAGGCATGAGTGAATCCATGCATACCACTTCTCTTGTCCCCGTTTGGATCGAGGCCGGCGAAGGCTTCGAGTTGGACACCTCTGGCATTTGGATCACACATGGAGCCATCGGTCTTACACATAGGTGCACCCTTCTTGCCATACAACCACTCAGCAAACTTAGTTTGATCACCGGGGATGGTAGACACTGGAGAAGACACGAATTGTCTCGCGATAGCATTTTGTTGATACATCGGCATACTAGATCTAGAGCGCGCGGGGCCGAATGGTGTGTCCCCGGCGACGAATGCATCTGCATCAGCTCTCACTGTTGGGTACGAACACGCTGGAAGTCTGTTTGGATTGTCTCCCATGAGCACGTTCGCCATTGGATTGTCTTTCGTTGGCAATTGACACGAGGTCGCCGTAGTTTCGTAAAATTCTGTGGAACTCGCAACACCTTCCTTAACCATACCCGAACGTTCCATAACATAAAGAACGCCAAGTGCGGTCGCGGCGAGCACAAATATTCTGACATCACGTTTGATAAGGTAATGAATAGTTGCGGCGTATATTATGAACCTAGAACCAGCATTCACGCGTTGCGCTGAAGGCTGGACATTGGTTGGCCAGAATTCGAGAACCTTGTCACTTCGCACGAGTTGCTTGGGATCTTCAAACCAAGAGCTCATTTATATATAGTAGTTTTATTTTTTCAACATGCCACCCAACATGCCTTGCATGGTCTTCATGAGCGCGGATTCATCGATGTTCCCACCTTCTAGGTCGAGTTGGTCTGCACACTGCTTCGCAACCTTCTCAATCATAGAGAGGGTGTCTTCTGGGATAGAACTGATCGTGGTACCGAGCATGTACAAGGTTTGAATGTACTGCCAGATAGCGTCCTTCGTTGCTGCCGAAACACTCGCCCAGTGCCCTTCGAGATTGATACCCTTCAAAAAATCGAGGTTCTTGGCTTCATTCAAGAAGAAGGTGTCGTCCTTCGCTGAAATCTTATCCGCGAATGGAGTGACGCCCGCCATGAAACCATCAACGACGAGGCGTGGGTTCGATGTTCGCATGAGCTCAAATCCCGACATACACTTCTTAATACCCTTTTCTTCTGGAAACGTCTTGTGGAGTTCCGCAAGAAATTGGCCCATCATATCATTGAAAGCGGTTACAGAAGTCATTTTTTACTGTAATTTATACTTGTTTTATCTTTAAGCAAATGGTTCCATGGATATGGTCTCCTTACCTCCTATACCGTTAGACACGATGAAATACACTAAAACTGCGTTAAGAAAAGCTGGTTTGGAATAAGCACTCGTTGGGAGTTTTCCTTCATTATTGAGCTTCGCCTTGACGTGGACGTAACCCGCTGTGATGAGGCCCGCAATTATGGCGGCCCAAGCTGGATCTCTGAGGTAATCTTCGAATTCCATTTAATAGTAACCAACTTTTTTTGCACGGGTTTCGGATGCGTCTGGAAACAACACGGGTTCTTCCTCTTCTTCGGCCTGTTGTTCTTGCATTGGTTGATGGTGTGTTGGAATCGTCTTAAACTCGTTATCGAATGGAGAAGCTTCCGGCGCCGCATCAACGGGTCCTTCTTCTTGTGGTGGAAAGGACTCTTCACCTTCCATGCTTTGTTCTTGCATGGGTTCTAGTTCTGGTTGTGTTTCTGGTTCTGGTTCCGCCATTTCATCCGAAAAATCTGGATCTTCTGTATCTTCCATCTCACCACCGAGATCGATGTCCTTGTTTTCTTGGGACATGTATGTCTGAAGAATTTGTTGCACTGGGATCAATTCTCGAACAGACGCCTCGATGGCGATGGCGAAACGCTCGTAAAGTTTTTCATCTCTCGCGTATTCGTTTAAGTTTTCTGAGAATATGTATGGGTCTTTGTACAGTTCCTTCGCGACGTTATTGTAACACGTTTGAATGAATGTTTCATTCGTTGGAAGCTTGAGCGAAATTTTCTTATTATCCTTGCCAAGTCGCACGGACGAAAGAATCTTAACGCAGCTGACAAACACAGCCGCGAGTAGGTCGTTAAACCATGCACATCTATTCGCGATGTTATCGGTGTGTTGTTTAGACATGCCTTCATTCCAGTTTGGAACTTCCTTGAGAAGCTTTTGGAACATCATGAGTACCTTTCTTCCCTTAGACAATGTGTACGCCTCTTCGTACATCTTTTCAAAATTCTCAATCATAACCGGACACATGAGTTCACACAATTGGCCTAAGTACTCGCGCTTGGCTTCTACCAATATATTGAGGTTGTCCATTTATGATTAAGTGAAATTTTTTTAAAATCATTTTCCCGCATTTCCCCTGTACTTGTTTGCTACCTTTTTCAAGTTAACAAAAGACGGGAAATCCCCGAAATCTTCTGGGGCTACATTTTCTCTTTGAGGTTTGTTTTTCTTGATGGACCACGTAATAAATATCTCGTGATCACCTATGAGTCTCGTGTCGAATCCACCTAAATCGAGTTGTCGTTTAATGTAGTGAGTAGCTTTTATTCGATCAAACGCTGGGTATCCAACGACAAATGCCGGGATTTGCACAAACAGTCGTTTGTTCCCGACCTCCACGGTCTGACGAATCTTCTTGGAAATCTGTTCGTATATCTTCTTATACGTCTCCTTTTTCAATTGATTCTTTTTTTCAGCTATCTTTGAAATTTCATTGACACTGATCATTACATTATCAAAATTAATTATTTTCCAACAATTTGGGGCGGCCATACATCTCCTCGGTAGATGGGATGACCTTCTCTATGAGTGGCGTATTTCTCACAAAATCGAGTTCGCTTTGTCTGACTTTCGAAAAGTCTTCAAATTCACGGATGTCTCTGTCCGTGGTAAACATCTTAGTGTTCGTTGGTTTATCGACATCGAGCGGTTGTGTGCGAAGAGAAATCACGACGACGACTGGGTTCGTTCTGCTCACTTCACTCATGTACTTGGCGATTATGATCTTAGTCGTGTCGACCTTACCCGTCTCTTCATCGATGAACTCGATTGGCACGCTCGTGAGGTCACCTAAATCTGGTTCGCTGACACCCAACGTACGAAGCGTCGCTTGCATGTTGAAATCATTCCAGTTCACTTTGTTTGGGTCGTCCATGATGCGCACGTCCGAGGACACGGCGAATGCGTATGGAAATCCACCGTGTTTCACGACCATGAAGTTACACCTGTAGACTTCGTCGCCAGTGGCATCGTGTTTGAATTTTCGAACTTCGGTGGTCTGTACGATATAAGTACAGAGTCCCGTGATTTCTTGAACACGCTTGTTCACCGCGAGCACGATCTTCTCCATGACATCATTCGACACCTTGACGTTTTCGATGCGCCTGTACTCCATGAGGTCGAGCACATTCTCGTCTATGTCATTTGTCTTGGTCTTAGTAGAAAACCTCTCTGTCCTGGACATCAAAAAGAGTACGAGTAGAATCAACAGTACCAAATACAGTATCCGCATTAATATATGTTCACAAAATTTTTAGTCCCCGAAAAATTTTTAGAAAAAAAAATATTTTTTACACTTTCTTTTTTCTAAAAAAAGTTTCAAAAAAAATATTTTTTTTATTTTTTATTTTTGTGAGAATATTTATAATTATATACATTTTAGTAGAATTTCAAACCAAAACACGGTGTTACTACATATATTTGGATTTTACCCAGTTTCGATCCGCCTTAAAAATTTTAGAGAGTTTTGGATCCGTGGTTCGGAACAGTATCATCAAAACATTTAAACGCCTGAAGAGACCAAGTGGTGGTTCACCGGCGCGCAGGACCTTCGCTAAGGCGCGGTGTCTGGTGAGTTCAGATTTACCACGAACGTCATAGTATCCGTGTTCGCTCAGTTTACCGTTAGACCGAATGGGAATGATGACCTTCTGTTTCATTATAAAGTGTATCCAGAATATTATGTGAACTGCGCCTGTTTAAGTTAAAGTTTTTAGTCCCATAATTTAATAGATGTCGCTCCTGATATACAGTCCAAAGTGTAGTCACAGTCTAGATCTCATTGACTACATAAAAAGACACCCACAGTTGGCACAATTGGTGAGTTACCATAACGTCAATATCAAAGGCATTCCGCAGCAGTATGCGCACAAGATAAACCGAGTACCCACAATGCTCACGAAGAATGGTAAATTGCTCGTGGGAAACGAGATACGAAATTGGCTCGAGTCCCTTCTTCCAGTGGATGATATAGGTGCATGTGATTTTGGTAATTGTTCCATGACCACATTCGACGGGGATTCCAATTCAGATATTTTCAGTTTGGATGATTACGGACGCGCGCTCCAACCCGCAATGACACCCGAACTCGAGGAAAAGATAAACCGTGATGTATCGAAAGCCTATAATACAGGCATAAAGAATTAGGGAGTGTTTTAGGCATGAAACTCGCGACGATACAGGCGAGTGCTATAAAATCGACTTTCGAGGTACTAAAAGACATACTCAATGACGTAAACATCTATTTCAAGCCGAGTGGCGTCTACATTACCACACTCGATACGGCGCGCACATCACTCGTCGATATGTTTCTTTCTTCAGATAATTTTGAAGAGTATGAGTGTGAAAATGAGATCGTCGCGGGTATCAATGTGTCTAACACATTCAAGCTACTCAAATCCATCACGAATAACGATGTGCTCATGATTAGCATCGATTGTAGAGAATTCATGAACATCGAAATTCACAGTGAAACCAAGAAGACATCGACCAAGTTTGCACTCAAACTCCTCGACATCAACGAAAACCAAATCGAGGTTCCGGAGATGAACATGACTACTGTGACGCCAATGCTTTCCGTAGATTTCCAAAGAATTTGCCGCGACATGTATAACATCGGAGGTGACATAGAAATCGCACGAGATGGTAAAGTTCTTCGTTTAAAGTGTGAAGGTGATTTCGCGAATCAAGAGACGGAGATCCAATGTACGGAAGAGAGTCGGCGCATATGTGGTACATATTCCCTTCGGTACATGAACATCTTTACGAAAGCGACGAGCATGTGCTCGACCGTGCAGATCATGCAAGAGGACAACAACCGTTTCCTCATATTAAAGTATAACGTCGCCAATCTAGGTGATTTGAAGTTCTATCTCGCCACTAAAGAACTCGAAGATCATTAACGTACCCATCAAGTGTACTCACTGTTTTAGTCTTACCAAATACGTTCTTCAAGCGAATGTTTGGATACATGCTGACGAGTGTTTCCCTGTCGTAGTAAAGCATGTCGCATATGCGAACCCTTTCTCCGTGAAAATCACCTCTAGGTCCAGCATACCGCTTTATTTTTCCTAAAATATCTTTGACAGGCTTATCGTCTGTATCTACAAGATGTGCAGACATGAGTGGAATGCTGAACACCATACCCGGTTCGTTGGGTGGTGGCCATTCGTGTTGTGTTTTGTACGTCAAGTACTTGTACAACTTATCATTGTACCAGTATTTGACCCTGATGATCGTCTTTTTAACGTTCGCTGGAACTGTCTCTTCCCTGTAGTTTATGTCTTGTAATTCAGTGTAATGTTCATCGAACAATCCGTCCCACTTTGCAGACTCACCCTCCCAAAAATCACCATCCACCTCATACCCCTTGTCACTATCGATAAAATATTCCATCGCCGCACGTTGGATGCGGTAATCTGGAATAGCTACAAAGTTTTTGTAAACATCGTAAATCCATATGATTACGGTAGTTAAAAGATTGCGTAGCATTCTAATTAATTTATGGAGGGAAATTTTTTAAGTCGATATAACAACAAAATAGACGCATGGAAACAGTCCATAGAAGATGACCCCCGAAACCGCCCGGAATATGAAAGGGATATGTCCGACTACATAATAAAGTGCATGCCGTACATGAAGCAATATACGGAAGATATAGACGTAGAAGTCACTACAGACAACATCTTTAATTGTAAAGAGACGTCAGGTCTACAGAGAAAAGACATATTCAATGAATATCTTTCTGATGTAGAAAACTTGACCGTGGACAAGAAGATTGAGAAGAGGGCGGACGCGTGTCCCACGTGCCCAGATAGCAACATATTTCACTTTGCTGATACGAGTGAACTCGTGTGTGGTAATTGTGGTCTCATTTTAGCATCTTTGATTAGCGAAGAGTTGACGTACCGGGAAGAACAAGAGACATCTGAGAAGATCGTGAACTATTCATACAAGCGCGAGAATCACTTTAACGAGTGGCTGTCCCAGTTCCAAGCACAAGAGACCACGAACATACCACAAGAGGTCATAGAACAATTGAGAAACGAACTCAAAAAGATTAAGATAAAGTCACTCGAGGAAATAACCCATGCGCGAGTACGGAGTCTTCTTAAAAAGCTCAAACTCAATAAATATTACGAGCACGTCCCTTACATCGCCAACATCATCAGTGGTATTAAGCCTCCTAAAATGCCACAAGAACTCGAGGAACGTCTTAGAATTATGTTTAAAGACATACAAAAGCCATTCGACGACAATTGCCCTTCACATAGACGTAATTTCCTTTCCTATAGTTACGTGTTGTACAAGTTCTGTGAGTTGTTAAGTGAAGATTCCTATTTGCAGTATTTTCCACTCCTTAAGAGTAAAGAAAAGCTGTACCAACAAGACGTGATATGGAAGAAAATATGTCATGACCTAAGATGGGAGTACATACCCACGATTTAAAGAAAAGGGTACTCTAAAAACATAATGAACGTGTACGAACAGTTTTGTGTAGACGAAGCAAAGTTTCACCTAAACAAAGCCAATGAAATCCTGACTAAAGAAATGAAAGATCCTAAGAAATATTACGACGAAACGATCAAGAGTTACAAAGAACTCGCACGCATGTTTCCCTTCATTCTAGCAATGAGATACGCCGAACTTCACACTGACGATCCGGAAACGGAGGAAAGTTTATCAGATACGCTGTCTTCAACCCAGTCAAGCGAAGGTAGTTACGACCCTGAATCTCAGCTGCATCATTCAAGGTTTTAATTGTTTTGAATTCGAGGACAGTCTCATTATTAATAATAATGTCCGCCCTCAAATTTCCAATCACATGCCCGTTGAACGGAATCGGGACTATGCGTTCCGATTCGTAGGGAATGTTCTTCGAACGAAGAAGCACTTCCATCGCATTGTGATATACTCTCTCACTGTATCCAGGTCCCAGTTGAGAATATATCTCCGTGGCTAGTTCTTCCACCATGATTTTTAAATGTGCGTTAGTTTTAAGCAACATGTGGTGGTGGCCATTCAACACACTCAAACATTCTGTTAGTTATATATTTGGTGAATGATTCCTAAGTCAGTGCATACCTAACAAAAACCAAGTCAAAAAATGGACCGACACCATCTACTCAGCCTCCTCGATAATCTCCAAGAGAAGTACTCCATCCAAGATGGGGAGTATAAGGAATTCGCCGAAGCCATTGGTGGAAAGAAGAAACCCCTCGACATATCAGAAGCAAAGATGGTGAAGATGACGTACGACCTATATGAGTGTCGAGTAGAACACGACGATGAAGATACATATCCAACCTTAGACTTTACGAAAAAGTGTAGTTGTTTATGGAACGTTGTGGAAAACGAGACGAACTGGCACGTATACGGAGACAAGATATACACGAGTATGTTTAATCGTTGTGACATACACAAGAGTGAGTTGGAACTCTTAGTCAAAGAGATGGAAAAGGAAAATAGTGTGGTGAGCATGCCGAACATACACAACAGAAGGATTTGCATTCGTCCGATCTCAGTAGAAATTATTTCTTAATAAAATGTAAGATGTCTCCCGTCCCATTCGTCGACGTCAGAAACATATCATCCGCCTCGAGCCCTCGCTTCAAGAAGGGACTAGATGGTCTCGTGAAACAGTCTAAACATGCGATAGACACTGGAAAGAGTACACTCAACAAGGAACTCAAGATTTACGACCAATTCATCACGCGCGAAAAAAATTCAGGTAAGCCTGTGTACGTCAAGCTTTTCTCGGAAGTCAAGCGTCTTCTCCAAGGAAAGCCCGCGTCTAAACCTAATAGTTTAAAGAAGAGAACACCAAAAAGTACATGATGATGTGTGGTGTTTGCTGTGAACGTTACAACAAAACAAATCACAAAAAAGTATGCTGTCCTTTCTGTGATTTCGAATCGTGTAGATCTTGCACCCAGACGTACCTACTCTCTACGACGGAAGACCCACATTGTATGAGTTGTAAAAGAGCACACAATCGTGAATTTGTAGACTCTTTTTGTACCAAAAGGTTCAGAAACCATGAATACAAAAAACACCGCGAACGGATTTTGTATGAGCGGGAACTGAGTCGCATGCCTGAAACGCAACCACAGGTACAAAGAATTATTAGGCGACGACGATTACATGCCATGCAAAAGGAGATATCAAATCTGTATCTACGAACGAGACGCAAGTATCAGATAGCCGCTCAAAATGGAGGGTTATACATAGAGAATTATCTAAGAATGATAGAATTCACGACATGGGCGTACGATACAATCCAACGAGAGTTACGCGAGTTAAATACGACACCCACGGATTCTGCAGATAGAGCGGTCAAATTTACGCGTGGATGCCCCAAAGAAGAGTGTCGTGGATTCTTGGACGAAATGTGGAAGTGTGGCATTTGCGAAACCGCGTTTTGTGATACATGTAACGAACAGTGTGTGGAAGGGCACGTGTGCGATCCAGATACCGTGAAGACCATGAAACTTCTGAAGAGAGACACGAAACCGTGTCCAAAGTGTAGCACAATGATATACAAAATAGACGGATGTGCACAAATGTGGTGTACCACGTGTCAAACTGCGTTCGATTGGAGAACCGGTGCCATAGAGAAGGGGCGAATACACAATCCACATTATTTTGAGTTCAAATCGAGATCTCGGGAACACGGAGACATCCCATGCGGTGGGCGCCCTACATTCAGAGAACTCTTAGATAACGCTGCGACACCTGAAATATTGGCGCTCAATACAGCCGTAGGAACTGTAGAATATCAGTTGGCGTACAAATATGGATTCACATACGGTGACAATCTCAATTTGAGAATATCGTACCTCATGAATAAAATGACTGACGACGAACTCAAAAAAGAACTTCAGAGGCGCGATAAGCATAACGATAAGATCCGTGACATATGCGACATTTACCAGATGTTTGCGGATACGGGTGGTGATTTATTGAGGCAGTGGATGATAGATCCAGACAAAGAACATTATGTATTAGATACGGCGCATGAACTCGCCAAGTATACGAACTCCGTGATAAATGGTATACGGAGCAGATACACGTGTCAAGTGCCACGTTATATATTTCTCGGTAGATATTAGATGTTAGTCATTGTTATCATCATTTTACTCTTAGTAGTACTATTTTCTCCTAAATATAGACATCCTAGAGTCATACAAGGTGTGTTAACCGACGAAGAGTGTGAATACATAAAATCTAAGGCTGAACCAGAACTCAACGTGTCTACTGTGTCCGATGACCGAAACGTTGACCATAAAGTACGAAAGAGTGAAACCGCGTGGTTAGGTCTCGAGGACGAGAGAATACACGATATAGCACACAGATGTTTGAAACATGTAGGTATGGACGATTGCGATAACTGCGAAAGTCTTCAAGTCCTTCGGTACAAACCGGGTGGGTTTTATAGTCCACATCAAGACGCAAACATGGAGCACGCGAATAAGAGAAAGTATACATTCATACTCGCCTTGAATGATGAGTATGAAGGTGGAAAAACATCTTTTCCCGAATTGGATAAATCCTATAGACTGAATAAAGGTGACGCACTCTTGTTTGACACACTAAACACGTGGGGGTACGTGAATCGCAAATCTTTACATGGTGGTGAACCGGTAGAGAGTGGCGAAAAGTGGATCTGTAATCTATGGGTGCGTGAATTTAAATATCACCCCTAGCGCGCAACTTTTCGCGGTTCGCTATGTGAAGCGCTTCGACATCCGCCTTGTTTTGGCCCACATAAGGCACGGCATAGCCTTCGTCACACATCCATTTATTGACGTTGGTCCACTGCCCGTCTTCGGATACCCACACTTCCGCCAATATGCGACCAAACTTTCCTCTGGAATCCCTTTCCGGGCATCTGAGTTCGATCTCTATATCATCATTCTCAGATTCTACGGCCTTGAGACACCACTCCTTGAGCTTCTTTTTGGAGAGGAGACCAAAAACTTTTTCTTCCGCGTTCGAGGTACGCGATTCTGGAGTATCGATACCGAGCAAACGCACTCTTTGTTTCGTACAAACATCGAAACCGAGATCAATGGTGACATCTATCGTGTCTCCATCGACGACCTTTTCTAAGGAAGAGACACGGTAAATGAATTCGCAGGGTTCTTGGGCGTAGGTGGACATATACTATGGGTTAGATTATAATTGCGTTTGAGCACCAAGAGTGTTTGGACCTGGCGGTGCCCGCGTTTGAGTACCCCGATCGCGCGCTATAAAATTATATCGCCCATTACCTCCTTCGTTCGCATTACGTTTTTCTCTCGCGACCTTGTTCGCACTAGATTTTCTATTTCTTATCTCTACTTCTATTTGTCTTAATCGATTAATATTAGTTTTTGGATTCATGATTTCGTCTTTGAGCTTTCTTCGTTCAGCTCCCGGAATGAGTCCACCTCGCATCACATGTTTGCCATTGATGTTCTTGATATTAACTAAGGCATATACATTTTGTCTATATTTGGTATTTTTTAGACCACCCATATTCTGTTGAGTTTTCATCAATTGACCCTTTGTGAGGTTTAATCGCCCTTGTAAGGCACCAAGTCTACCTTGTGTAGTTTTCAATTGACCTCTTGTCGCATTTATTGTCGCTTGCGCTTGTTTTTGATTGAGTGTCGAAGTAGATTGTGCAGTTTTTAATTGTGATTCGAGATTTAATCTTTGACCTTGAAGTCCCGTTATTACCTTTCGTGAAACGTTATTTCTGGATCTGAGATTCTGTCTCTGGCCTCGAACACTCGCAAGTTTTTTAGAAAGTGTATTTCTTTGACCTTTCGCGCGTTGTTCGGCGAGTGCGAGTCGACCCAAATTACTTTGTGTGTTTCCAAGTATTTTTTTAGTTTCTTCTAATTGCTGTTTTAATGCATTACGTTCGACTCTCGTTTGTCCCAATGCATTACTTCTAGTTTGAAGTTCTTTGAATAAAATGTTCCTGTTACTGGTTAGTTTAGTCAGTTCAGACTTTGTGGCATTTAAATTCGTCCTTGTTTGTGCAAATTGTTCGGTTAAATTTTGTTTTTCTTTTTCGAGTTGTTTCTTAATTGTGTTTTTTTCTGCCATAGATTCCGATTTAGAGTTATTGAGTTCTTTTTGAAGTCTAGTTATATTTGATTGGTACATTTTAATTTCATCTAATCTTTTGGTAAGATTAGCGTTCTTTACGGAAAGTCTTTGTGTTGCTAGATTGAGATTTTGTGTCTTTTTATTAAACTCAGATTGCCACCTGTTTCTATTTACTTCGAGTTTTTGAATCCTGTTAGCACTGTTACGTACTATTTTGTTTGCCGCCTGTTTATATGTATTGAACTCTAACCTTATGGCGCTTATTTGTTTTTGCATCTCTTCGCGCCCCGCCTTGATAAGATCATTCTTTTCTTTTATGAGTGCATTCCTTTGTTGTATAGACAAGTTGGATTCTTCGAGTTTTCTAGAAATAGCATTCGCTTTATTAGTTGCCTGTGCCGCGGCGTTAGCACTTTTTTTAGCTTCGTTTTGAGCGGCTTTACGAGCCGCATTCGCTTCAGCTTTGAGACGATTTGCCTCAATCTTGAGAAGATTTGATTCTTCCTTTTTACCAAGTGCACTTTGAGTTGCAGCTTCGGCGATTATTCTAGCTTGTTCAGCATTTTGAGCACGTGTCATCGCCTCATTTGCAGCTCGCCTCGCTTCATCGACGAGGCGCCGACTTTCCGCGACCGCTGCATTCGCGTTAGCTTTAGCTTTTTGGGCGATGTTTTGTGCATTCGCGAGTTCGTTTGTCTTTGTGAGAAGTTGTTGTTCGAGTTCACGTCTTTGATTTTCGGATGGTGCGGCGTTAAGTTTAGATTGTATATTTTCCATGTTTGTCTGTATTTTGGATAATTCCGTTTGGGATGCGGTATACTTCATTTGCATGTTTTCTGCTCTGCGTTCAGCGTTGGATGCAGATGCTGTGGCGGCGTTAACTTCACGTGCTAATGCGTTCTTTTCAGCTTTGTAAATCGCATTTGCTTCTTGAGCCGCGGTTTGTGCCTTCGTGAGTTGGTTTCTCAACGCATTCGTGTTTGCGCCTCTGGCTTTCGCATTTTCTAGATTTTTGAGTGCAATAGCCAGTTTTGCTTCCGCGTTTTGTTTTTGTTTTAAAATTGCGTTTTGGTTGGTGGTACCCCCGTTATTTGTTGGTTCTATATTTTTTACATTACTACCGTTGGCTGGGGTAGGTACTGTATTGGTTTGTGGTAAATTAAGAATTTGAGTTCTGGCCGCATTTATGTTAGTGATGTTACCCATTCTCCACTTGTTTACTATGGCTTGAACACGAGTTTGATTTCTAGTTTGTCCCATATTTTTTAACTTGGCTACCTGTTCGTTAACCGCTGCTTGTTTTTTGTTAATATTCGTGAGCTCTATGATTGAGTTGAGTGTATTAATGTTGTTTGAGCTCTTTTTACTGAAAGCGTTTAAATATTCATTCACGACTCGCTTGTTTATTTCATTGGATGCCAGTCGTTCATCTATCCGTTTCAATTTTTTAAGGGTGTTGAGACCCTTTTCACCATACTTTTCAAATTGATCACTCGAAACTTTTCTGATTGCGGTACTTTTTATCTGGTCCACGTAATCCCTTTTGATCTCTTCACGCCTTTTTTCAAAACCCATTTTATTGTGTATTTGTTTTTCGAACACGTTAAAATTACTCGAAATGTATTGTTTCGCTTGCGAGTTATACAAGTCCCCGTTTTTAACTTTTTGAATGTAGTTCGCGGTTTTCTTAAGGAATGTGTTTCTTATCTCAACATCACCTCTCAATCGCGACGCCTTATTCGCTTGAAACTTCACGAGTTTCTCGATCGTTTCGCGTGTACGGTTTTTGGGTGTCGTCGTGTTATTTGCACGTGTCGCGACCTGCTGTGGCACAGGTCTTCTAGTCGCACCAAGTGCACCTACCAAACTCTTAAAACGGTTGTTTTCACTCATTCGCGCACGCGCGTTATTTTCTCGTGCGCGTTCACGTACAGCGGCTTCGTAATAACCTCCACTTCTTCGCGGTTGGTTGTTGTTTCCGTTTCTTCGTGGTTGGTTGTTGTTCCCAAGCGTTTGGGATTCACGAGAGATGTTACCGAGTGTCTTATTCTCGTTGTTTTCGGATTTCATGTTTCCATTTTCACTCGAGTTACCGTTGAGTTTCACGTTTTGGTTTTGGTTTTGGTTTTCATTACGAAGACCGTTTCCATTCCTGTTATTCACGTTAAAATTGTTTGGGTAGTTCACAGAAACCCGGCGCTTAGTCGATGTGATTGGTCTCACGTGGAGTCTGATGGGCTCGTGTATGTTTTTCGACTTCAAAACAGACACAACCGCATCAATCATCTGTGCCTTGGTCATTGTATTATATCCAGTGAGACCCACTTTGCGCGCGACGCGCTTGAGTTCTGCGACAGTAGACGTGGATGCAAAAAGAGTCTCGTACTCTTTTGGGTTCAAAGGCGACTTCCTGTCGGTCATGTACATTCCATCTCTAGACAGGACTAAAGGTGGAAGGGGTAACTTATTCGCCTGGATGGCGGAATACGCATTGCAAATTTGATCTCGTGTGAGGTTGAGCTCAGTGCCAGTGTTTTGCTTGACGAGTTTTTTTAGATTTTTTATGTCAACCCTCGGATCGCACGCGTCCATATTGATATAAACCAACAAAAAATTACGAAGCACCCATTAAATACATTCGTAATTTATCTTCATAACACATATTGAAATCAAATATATCCATATCATCGACGTCTATGATTTTATTCACCTGATACGTGAGCGTGTAATCATATCTATTGTTTAAATTTGCCATGATGAGTGCTTCTGCGAAAGCGCGTGGATTGTCTATGGTTTCTATGTATTTCGTCTTACACTTTATCTGTATGCAATAGACATCGTGTGGTGGTTTATCTAAAAATGGGGCGAGGGGTAAAGATTCGACGGTACCACCATCAACGTACGTCTTATTCATGTATTTCCTGGATGAAAACACGAATGGAATGGCGATGCTCATACACACGGCATCGATCACTTTCATGTCTGGGTGTGTATCGACTGAAAAGTAATCAGTCGTGCTCGTGTTGACACAAAATGCGGGCACGTGTATCTTCTTTCCAAGTTGGCTAAATGTGAGATCACACCCACATATCTCGACGAGCTTCTTTCTCATGGGCTCAAGGTCCACGAGACCAAATTTGTGTAAAAAACATTTCAAATTCAATTTCACTAAATCTGAAATGTTCAACCTTAATGATATGTCTATGATATCATCGACGCTCTTACCGAGTCCTATCAAGAGTGCAAGTATGGAACCCGCGGAAGAACCTGATATTTCTTGAACGTCGACCAATCTATGTTCTACGGTCTTCAAGTGCCCAAGCATCGCAAAGATGCCCATCGCACCCGGACCTATCGCTAAATATTTCATGGATGGTCACCTAATAGTACTTAGGAAATTGCTTTCTCAAAAGAGCGAACACGAGTGCGAAAACAACGGCGTGAACGAGGGCGGCTGCTGGGCTGGTTTGTCCAGAGGTAAACACACCCTTAGAGCCTGGTGGCAAGGTGAGCAACATACCTGGACTCAAGACCAAGAACAACGTCGTGGTCACGATGAGGTCGGTCTTGGTGAGAACGAGACCCATAGCCTTCGCGATCATCGAGTACACGAGGAAGAACACGAGGGCGTGGAACAAGACCGCGGTGCGACCGGTGAGACCGTTACGGAACTTGATGCTGGTGCCATCTGTTCTGAGGATGATACCTGGGCTAAGTGCGAGGAAGAGGGCGGCTGGGATCGCAACTTTTTGGGACGTAATATCTGGAAGCATGTTTATATTATATCATATTATAATTCTATGGCTCTATTATCTGAGAAGCGGTAACAAAATTCGATGAAATCGTGATATTTAGCATCTTTCAGAACGTGGTGTTCGAGATACCTGTCATGAAGGTATGTCTTGAGTAGATTCCACATCCACCAGAGATCGTCATCGAAGTGACCTCCCCAATCGTCGATGTGAAGAGGTCGATTCATCTGAATATCACGTTCATCGTCATCACTGTATTCATTGTCACTCATTCGTTCCGCCGCATGGGCGTATTCATTCCACACCATTACTTTCGATCCTTGATTCCGGTGAGGGAAAGTGAGGTAGATTCCTTTACTGGTAGGTTATCGATTATAGCCTTTAACACGCTTTCGGCTTGTTGTTCATTACCTTTGAAGTAGTTCACAAGACCTTCCATGACAGTGGTCTTGTTAAGGCCAGTCTTTCTGGAGCTCTTACGAACGGAAATCTTCCCCTTTTTGAGGTTAATAGCATCGAGACCGTTATCCATCATGAGCTTCTTTACTTGCATTTTGAGGGACTTTTCGGCCTGAACGAGGATCTTAATATCTTCTCGGGCTTCTGTAATTTGCTTGTTTAATTCAACCAATTTAGAGACGCTGTTTGAGAGTTCGTCTGACGGGACTTGAGACATTTTATATATACCTAATACCTTATTTCTTTAAGTTTACGCGCACAAACTACGTTGCATGATGTCTGGGGCGATCGTAGAGTTGTTCCACACAAAAGCATCCTTAGGGTTTGGTGGGTCCGCGCGGATTTGTTGGTTCGCGTTACGCAAAGCACCACCAATGGTCTCTGGGAAGCCAATTTGTTGGCGTGGTTCAAGGAAGTTTTGACCGGAAAGAATGTCATCTGGGGCAAACTCACCGAAATCCTCCTGAGGCGCGACTTCACGTGGCAACAAGGAAGAGGCGAGGCCGGTACCCGCCTTCATTTCACAGCCAACACCAGCTTCGCCGGATGGACCAACGGCATCGATACCACCGATCATGGAGTATTCCTGGTCCTTAACACTGTAGGTGGAACGGTTGTTCACGACCATGAGGTAGATAACGGCCGCGATGGCGAGGGCGATGAGCGCCTGGCGTGGCGTGACCTTTTTCATGTTCATCTTCATCTTTTATATATAGAAACAATTTTTTTATTCATCGTCCTCAATCACATATTCGTCTGGGTACGCCTCGATTTTTGGTTCTGGTTCTGGGACCACCTCGGGTTCTGACTCTGGTTCTGGGGCTGGCTCTGGAACTGGGTTGAGCTTCACCTGAACGAGGTTCCAAGTCGGACCGAAAGCCTTCTTTGCGAACCAAAGACCCGTGTATTCGAACATGACCGAGCACTCTGTGCCTGGAGTCAGCACCTCGAAGTCTACGAGTTCCTTACGTACGTCGAAAACCTTGGTGGCAGCAATACGATCCGCGGAGAGGGTGTCTTCCTTCATGTACACCTTGTGAATGGTTTGTTCTGGAAGCTGCTTACCGAACCAAGTCTTACTGTTTTCGATGGCCGATTCCACATTATTCGCGTGGATGGCTTCGATCTTATCGACACCGATAGCGCCCGACAAGTCAAACGTCACATCGGTGTCTACGTCGACGACCTTCGCATTCTTCACCTGAAGATAGCAACGCTTCTTTTCTTCGGTGAGTGCACTTACATGGTAGAGACCGTCCTCGCCTTTGGAGAGAGTTCCGTAAATCATTTTATAGGTCATATACGGTTCAAATCTTTAACCCCTACAAATGGTATAATGGCTGATTTACGTAACACCTGTCTTGGAACCCAAGAATCGCGTGCTGGTTTGAAACCATAGAGTGTTTCTTCCATCTTTAGCTTTGGTGGAAGTGGAAGAGGGCGCTTTGGTCTGTAGTTAAACTCATTTTTAACATATGAAATTGAATTGTTTTTGACCCAATCGAGTTTTTCGGTGTCAAACCGCATGTTTCCGTGCGTCCTGGAATATCCAGAAATGTCACCGACATTTTGTGGCGCCTTCAGTCCAAACACGTATTGCTTTGATAGCTTATCTGGGTCGGGTGTAGTGGTAAACTGTTCGTACTTTCTTGGATTTATCTTTGTTGCCTGTTTAACACCCACCTTCTTAAAGCTTGAGTGAACCCTTGGTTTCTTGCTGAGTGATATGCCTACCTTTTTCATGATGGTCTCCATCGAATCGTTTGGAAGAATTCTCTTTTGGGTCACAAGCTTCGCGAGTTTAATCATCCGGTTTCTATCCTTTTCTCTCTTTTCTGGGGGACGAAGACCGAGCTTTTGCATGGTGTATGCGTCTTCGATCAAGAACTTCTTGGATGCGAGTTTAATGTTATCGAATTTACCGATGACATACTTGCCCGTGATCTTGAAAATGTCGAGGGCTTGAACTCGTTCGTCACCGACATCGAACCCAAACTCCTTTGGGCGCATGAAGGCTATATCAAGCATACCACCAATGTTAACGTCTTCTATTCTTCCAGTCTTTGGTGAAAACAGACGAATGCGCATGTCTAACGTAAACAGTTCTATGTCCGCGAGAGTGTCTGGACCTCTGGAAGCACCCTTCTTCTTTGGAATGAGTGAATATCTTCGTGTGACGTATGGACCCGTGTTTGCGTATCCAAAACCTATGAATTTACCTGGTTTGCCTCTCTTGTCGTAGCATATCTTCGCGAACTTGGTGTTTATGCGTTTCGCGATTTCACCGAGTTTGTTCCACAGCAGGAGTTTAACAGCCTGAAGTTTGCCAAAAAACTTTTCATCTGGTTTGAATCTGGGAACAAACTTCGTGTCTATATCGAGTGTCATGATTCTGTCTTTTGGATCTAGGTATGAATTGACCGCATCACCCCCAGAAAGTATCAAGTCACCCATTGGATTCATAAACTCCGTGAGTTCGTCTATCACCGCGTAGAGATCGTACCGTATCGCATCTGTGATGATGACACCCGCAAAGTCCTTGAAATCCTTGTCCTTGTGAAGCCGGTGGAGTCTCGCTCTGAACTTAGCGACGTCGTCTGCGTCATAAAACTTTTTCAGAACGGGGTCGTTGTGGAACAGTTTTTTCTTCCTGAACCTACTTATAACTCCTGGAGAATACTCCGTCTCGTCCATGTTATTAATATATCACATAATATTATGAAGTCTTGCAGTGAGTGTAGATGTTATTCATACACAGAAGATGACACGAAACATGTGTGTGGTGTGAAAGCAAATGGATACATATTCCCATGTAACAATCCTGTGTGTTGCGTTGGTGGATGTGTAAAGACATACGGGAAAGGACATATGATTCCACAGACGGACATAAGAACTCCAGTTATGGTACTAGTTGGTGTTGTGTTGTTAACACTCGTAGCAACAAGCTTAAAGATGTGATACCTAAGTAAGACATAAAACAAGATGTCTCTTGAAACTGTTCTCACCGAAATTGCCGCTCTCCGTAACGACGTCAAGTCCTTGACCAAGATCATTCGCAAGATCAAGGCCAAGCAAGACGATCCGGACGGAACTAAGGCTGCCTCCCGCGCGAAGAACAACGGCTTCAACCGCGAACAAGCTATCTCCCCAAAGCTCGCTGAGTTTCTCGGTGTTGAAGCCGATAAGCTCGTCTCCCGAAGCTTCGTTACCCGCGCGATTAACGCGTACGTTACTGAAAAGGGTCTCAAGCACCCAGACAACGGTCGCGTGCTTGTTCTTGACGACAAGCTCCGCGATCTTCTTCAGCCACCTGCGGACACGCAGATCACGTTCTTGAACTTGCAAAAGTACTTGAGCCCTCACTACACGAAGGTTGAACAAACGGCTTAAAAAATACATCATAAAAATCATTAAATGATTATCGATAGGGAATCAATCGAAATCCTTGTTGGTACAAAGATATCTAAGATAGATTTGTACCAAAAAGCTTTTACTCACAAATCTGCCGTGAAGGAAAATGAAAACTTAGAATCATTCGAGACTTTGGAATTTATTGGTGACTCTGTGTTAGGTTTTGTGATCACAAAATTTTTGTTTGACAGGTATGAAGAACAGAAAGAAGGTTTTCTCACGAAGGCGAGAACAAAGCTCGTACGAGGAGAAACACTCGCGAGTATTGCCATGAAGTTGGAAATGTATAAATGGATTCAAATGGATGAGAAGGGTATGCGAAACGAGTGGTTCAAAAATCCTAAAATTCTAGAAGACGTGTTCGAAGCATTCATAGGAGCCATTTACATGGATTTGGGACTGTTACACGCGAAACGATTCATTTTGAATATTTATGAAAATCCAGAACTCATAGACATGCGTGCTATCATGGTCGATGATAACTACAAAGACCATTTAATGCGTTATTGTCAAACACACGGACATCCATTACCTGATTATAGGGTCATATCACACGATAATGGTATGTTTTGTGTTGATGTGTACGTGAACGATGTGATTCTTGGTCGAGGATTCGCGAAGAACAAAAAACAAGCTGAACAGAATGCAGCTAAATATTTTTTCTATCCAAGTTGTAACAAGCGATGAATATTCCCGTGTTGTTTGTAGCGGTCAGTTTGTTTTTTAGACACTCTAGGGTACCAAAACAATATTCAAAGGAGGTGTTAATACAGGAATGTAAGAGATTGGGCGCACCGTGCGACGGCACGTCTAGAATATTACGTCATAGAATCACACGCTTAAAAAGTAGATTGTAATACAATTTAGGATGCACCCAAACGTCGCGAGGTTAATAAATAAAACATACGCGGAACAGAGGTCGCAAGAATGGCTCGACTTGAGAAAAAATATGCTCACGGCGAGTGACTGTGCCACAGCCATAGGTGAAAATAAATACGAGAAACCATTCGATCTTCTTCTCAAAAAGTGTGGTAAGGGTAAACCTTTTACTGGGAATGCAGCGACTGAACACGGAAACAAATACGAAGACGAGGCGCGCATTATTTATGAACAGCGCCACAATGAAGTCGTACACGAAATTGGTCTTGAACCACACCCAAAACACCCTTGGCTCGGTGGTTCACCAGATGGTATCACAGAGAGTGGAAAGCTCGTAGAAATTAAGTGCCCCATGTCCCGGGAAATTTTACCAGAAGTTCCGCGTCATTATATGCCCCAATTACAGTTATGTATGGAGATACTTGACCTAGAAGAGTGTGATTTCATTCAATACAAGAATGTGGATTTCAATTGGCCTAAACCAGAGGAGTTTGTGGTCGTCAACGTGAAACGCGATCGCGAGTGGTTTGAAAAGTACTTCCCGGTCATGGAAGAGTTTTGGCAAAAGGTCTTGTATCACAGAGAACATGGGATAGAAGAACCAGTAAAGAAAACGCGTGGACCTAGAAAAAAGAAGGAAGACGGACCACCACCGCCGTGTGAAATCAAGTCCGACTCTGACGACGAGTATAGAGACGAGTGAGTGATGGAGGTATGTCGTACCCAGTCAATTTCTTGAACGTTTTGACATTTTTTGCACTCGCCGCTGTTCGAGCGGCAGTTGCGGATGGTGCTGAGTTTGGTCTGTTTATGGACACCTTTTTGAATGCCAAAAATTTGAAACTATTTTTGCGATTTTGTCCTATCACCATGATTGAATCCGAATTGAACCCCTTCGAAATTTTTGCTATACTTTCTTCCTTTGATGATGATATCACGCGAAGTCCTGGAAACCACTTCTTTATGATTCGTATTTTGGACGCGACGGTCATCGGATTTTTGTTATTTCCTGTACTGTGTGACACGACGACAACAGGCGTCTTTTTTTCGCGTTTCGCCATTTTGATCATCTCTTGTATCATCATCTTATGACCCAAGTGAGGTGGATTGAATCTCCCGTATGTAAACACAACCGAGTTCATATTATTATGTACACGTATAATAATATGAACTCCCCAGCACCACCAAGTCAGATTGTAGTCAAGAAGGGTATGGGACTCGTGACGAGTTTCTTTGTCATCATAGGTGTGTGTTGTCTATGTTCTTGTCTGTCGTCCATGTGGACAACCGCTAAAGGTGTGAGTGCGATAGGCAACTTGTCTAAAAAGGAATCGCCTGGTCCAATCGTAAAAGATATGATAGTCACCAACATGGATAAGAGTACCGTATTAAGTACGAACAAAGAAGAAGGGACCGTAACACCTGTAAATGTTAGTAAGAAGCAGATGAAGGTGGGTGTATACAAGGATTGTGGGTGCACACAGACTTTACACGAAACACTCTTAGACGCGGGATCTCCAATCAATGCGAGCGGTCAGGTAGACGTGAACGCCGAAGATCAATGGAAGTGTATCACGGCGAGTAATGCGATCATAAGTGATTACACACACGAATATATCGGGACCAAAAATGGTATTCCAGTCAGTGATAGTATTATAAATACAGAACCGACTCAATTGGATGGACGACCCATATACGTCGGATGTGGAACCGGCGAAGATTACAAAACCACTAAATTAAAATTCAAATGGAAAATAGCTGAATAGGCATTTATATTATTAAGTATTAAGATGTACAATTCATATCTAATTATACACAGATGTATATTTTTACAAGATTCTGAAAACTTTTTAGAAAAAAAAATAATTTTTTCTATTTCTTTTTTCTAAAAAAAGTTTCCAAAAAAATATTTTTTTTATTTTGTTTTTAAAATCCTAAAAAGTATGGTGTTACTTTAAATTCAAATCCACAAACCATGTCTAAATCAAACGTAGTACCTAAGTAAGCACAAACCATGTATAAATCAAACCAAAAAATGGAACTTTACAATCACCAAATTGAGGGTGTGAACTGGATGCTCGAGCGGGAGTGTGCCTCGAGTGGACCGAAGGGTGGATTCTTATGCGACGAGATGGGACTCGGTAAGACTGCGCAGCTCATACGTGTCATTACACTAAACCGTGTTTCAAACACGCTCGTAATCGTACCTAAATCCATAGTCACCCAATGGAGCAACGAGATACACAAATTCGCTCCACATCTCAGTGTGTTTGTGTATGATGGATTGAACCGTACGAAAGACTACTCTAACTTTACAAAGCATGACGTTACAGTGTGTCCATACAGTCTCTTGACCGAAGAAGACCCGTTGATACACAAAGTGAGATGGGGGCGAATCATACTCGACGAGGCCCATGAAATCAGAAACAGGCGTTCCAAACGTTTCAAGTCGGTGATACAACTCGGGGCCACTTACCGATGGATCGTGACGGGTACACCCGTGTTTAACAACGTGGATGATTTTGTGTCTCTGTGTGCATTCATAGGCATTGACCGCATAGACGTACAGTGTAACCTCGAGGCTGTTCGAACGAAGTTCATTCTTCGTAGGACCAAAAACAGCCGCGATATCCCCGAGTGTCACTTCGAGAATGTTGAGTTGGATATGTACCCAGAAGAGAAGACCATGTACAAACACGTGTTTTCTGAAGCACAAGAAATGATACGTGACATGATGAAGAGAGCGAGCACACACGGAAACTCAACCATGTATAACATGGACATTCTCGAGTGTTTTCTTAGAGCGCGTCAAGTCATGATTTGGCCTCAATTGTACATCGACGGCATGTCCAAAAAACTCGATGAAGAGATGGAACCATGGGTTGGTAGGTCTAAGAAGATGGAAACCTTATTTGAACTCATCTCACAACACCCGGATGAGAAGACGCTCGTGTTTTGTCAGTTCATGGGTGAGATGAACTACATTCGGCATAAACTCGAGTGCCCCGTGTTTAGGATAGACGGTTCATGTTCTAAAGAACGCCGCGAGTCTCAACTCGCTGAATTCAAACGCGCTCCACAGAACAGCGTTTTCCTCATCCAAGTGAAGGCGGGTGGTCAAGGTCTCAATATACAGTGTGCATCACGCGTATACATCACGAGTCCATCTTGGAATCCTGGTACGGAGCTTCAGGCCATCGGTCGGTGTCACAGGTCAGGACAAACTCGTGAGGTTTACGTCAAAAAGTTGATTTACAAGGGTGACAACGCGTTTCCGAGTGTCGATGAATCCATCGTCGCGCTCCAGGTGAGAAAATCACACGAGTACGCAGACGTATTAGGAGACGAATCTCTCAAAACACAGTTACCTGGTCGGTCAGAGGGCCTCTCCATCGGTGAGATTAGAAATATTTTCATGGTATAGTGTATATATGATGAAGACATTTGGATCCCGAGCCGAAGTTTTACACGGTACCGCGGAAAAGACGACTGGTGGTTTGACCAAGAAGGACTTGTTCCAAGACAAGTACGGTGCCATTAAGAGTAAGGCTGCCTCCAAGGCCGCGCTCGAACGCATGGAAGAAGAGGGTAAGAAGTCCATGGTCAAGGTTTTCAAGCCAAAGAAGAATGGCTTCAAGCTTCAACCAAAGGCTGGTACCTCGGCTTACAAGAAGCTCATTAAGAAAATGTAAATGTAATATAAGAAGAGATGTCTCTCACTAAATGGAACCAAGCTGTTAGGCTCGCCAAGATTAAGCAGGGCATCAAGCCCGAAAAGTATATGATGCTTCGAGGAAAGCTCCTCAAGGAAGCCCAGGCTATCTATCAACTCCTATTAATTTCGAAGTAAATATATAGTAAAATGGCGGCTCTCGCTGGTATGATGGCTAAAAGCATGGCAAAGTCTGCGGCGCGCAAAATCAAATCAGAAGCTGAGGACATGGCCGATGATTTGAAGAAGGAAGCGATCGCAAAGGCGAAAAATTATAGAAATCAGGCGCAAGCGAAGGCGACCAATTATTTGGATGCTCAAAAGCATAGAATTTATGAAACTTCGAGGGGTGCGTTGTACGCGAACACGAGTGGGGGTAATAAAAATTATAGACCCACACCCGTGTATAAAAATGTACCAGGTTCAAACGTTGTCACACCGATGACACAAGTCCCACAGATGTTTAACCGACAATAAATTGGAACCCCTTAAGAGCTTGTGGCTCGTATTTAACGAGCTGGTAAAGCTTATATGTGATACCGAACTTTTTGTTCAAGAAATACACACTGTTAATCTCTACGATCGCAGTACCCGAGTTTCTTGAATAGAGACCATTTACACACTCATCACGGATAGGATTGCGTTGTTCATCGTAGATGTGTGGCTTTACCATACCATCAACACCTGTGTCAACCTTGACTCTGAACTTTGGTTCGCGGTCAGGACTTTCTTTGACGTTCGAGAAAAACATAGTTTTGAGTTCTTCGATCGGAACTTTTCGTTTGAAAATGGTTTCACTTTGATCGTGAACGGCTTCTATAATCTTTTCTTCCATGGCCCGCATGGTTTCGTAAAATTGTTTGACGTAGTTACCGTCTTCATCGTACCCTTTCATAGCGAAATCGAGGGACCATTTCGTTGGACCAACTTCTGGTGTGAATCCGGAAATACCAAAAGGCATGTACATTCGGGGAAATTGAACGCGAATAGGTTTCCCTTCTTTGGTACAAAGGGAAATCTTGCGACCATCATGTGGTTGAATTTCTAATTCATCTAGTAGATTCACGAATTTAGACATATTTATTAAAATATATATGAGTTAAAACTTTAAGCAGAACACGCTACGCAGTCGGCTTCTAAACTAAATTGGATCGGTCGCGCCTTTGCTTTTGAACGCAGGTAGTACATCCCCGTCTTAAGACCCTTCTTCCATGCGTAAAAGTGCATGGATGAGAGCTTGGAAAGAGTCGGGCTTTCGACAAATAAATTCATACTTTGGCTTTGGTCGATGAATACACCTCTGTCCGCGGCCATATCAATAATGGTCTTTTGACTGATTTCCCATACTGTCTTGTAGAGCTCCTTAAGGTTATCTGGGATATCCATGATGTTTTGGACAGAGCCATTCGCCTTCACCATGAGATCCTTCATTTCCTTAGACCAGAGACCCACAGCCTTGAGGTCATCTACCAAGTGTTTATTGACGACCACGAACTCACCTGCGAGAGTTCTTCTCAAGTAGATGTTTTGTGTGTAAGGTTCGAAACACTCATTGTTACCGAGAATCTGAGACGTACTCGCCGTGGGCATGGGTGCGAGCAATAGACTGTTTCTCGTACCTTTCTTCACACGCTCACGCATGGCATTCCAGTCGTATCGGTCGGAGAGCTTTGGTTCGTCCCACATGTCAAATTGCAAGATCCCTTTACTGAACGGAGAACCTTGGAAAGTTTCGTACGCTCCATCTTTTTCTGCGAGTTCACAACTGGACTCGAGAGCTCCGTGATACATCGTCTCAAAGATGAGACGGTTCATTTCTCGAGAATTTTCCGATCCAAATGATTCTCTGCACATGATGAACACATCCGCGAGACCTTGAACACCGATACCGATGGGTCTGTGACGCATATTTGAACGCTTTGCAGTCTCTGTTGGGTAAAAGTTCGTATCGATCACTCGATTCAAGTTACGCGTGACCATCTTCGTGACTCGGTGAAGTTCATCGTAGTCAAACTTACCCGTTTCCTTGTTTACAAACTTAGGAAGGGCGATGGACGCGAGGTTGCAGACAGCCGTTTCATTTGCGTCAGATTTCTGGATGATTTCGACACACAGGTTCGACGATTTAATAGTTCCCAAGTTCTTTTGGTTAGACTTTTCGTTACATGCATCTTTGTAAAGCATGTATGGCGTACCAGTTTCGCTTTGAGACTTGATGATAGCCTTCCAAATTTCGGACGCTGGAATAGTCTTGACCGCGAGACCTTCTCTCTCGTACTTTTCGTAAAGTTCATCAAACTCTTTGCCGTACACATCCGAAAGACCCTTCGCCTTATCCGGGCAGAAAAGAGACCAGTTACCACTTTCTTCCACGCGACGCATGAAAAGATCTGGAATCCATAGTGCCGAAAACAGATCTCTGCATCGCGCCTCTTCATCACCTTGATTGAGCCGAATTTCAAGGAAATCCATGACATCTGCATGCCAGGGCTCCAAATATACGGCGATTGAACCCTTTCTGCGACCAGCTTGGTTTACGTAACGCGCCGTTGAATTATAAACTCTCAACATAGGGATAATGCCATCAGACGTACCATTCGTACCTCTGATGTGAGACTTATTCGCGCGAATGTCGTGTACGTGAAGACCGATACCACCAGCCCATTTTGAAATTTGTGCACACTCCTTCACCGTGTCATAGATGCCATCGATGCTGTCATCCTTGTTTGCCACGAGGAAGCAACTCGACATTTGTGGCCTGTGTGTACCAGCATTGAATAGAGTCGGCGTGGCGTGAATGAACATTCCCTTTGACATGGCATCGTATGTCTCGACTGCTCGTTCAATGTCTTCCCCGTGAATGCCAATAGCAACACGGGCGTACATATATTGCGGCGTTTCCATGATTTCTCCGTCAATCTTTTGAAGATATCCCTTTTCGAGTGTTTTGAGACCGAAATACCCGAAATCATAGTCTCTTTCACGTTTTATGTGTTCTTCCATCCTAGAAGAAACCCGTCTGATCTCGTCCGTCACGATATTAGCTTCGTGTAACTTTGTCATGGCTTCATAAAACGTAGAGGGTACACGCTTCTGAATATTACTCGCGACGATACGAGTCGCGAGTATCTCGTAGTCTGGATCACTCGTGATCATACCGATGCAGATCTCAGCCGACAACGTATCTATCTCGTATGTCTTGATGTTATCGTGCATGGACGAGAACACCTGCTGGGCGATCATGGAGGCATCGACATTTTCCGATAATCCATGCGTGAGTTTTGAGATCCTGTTGGTGACCTTGTCAAACTTAACGTCTTCAACACGACCGGATCGTTTAATAACCCTCATTTTATATTTATACTACATGCTAATTTTTTAACCCACTTACTTGAAGTCCTTGCTTCGGACTGGAACTGGACCAGCGATCTCGACTTGTCGGTTTCTTTGAAGAAGATGGGTGTTAGTGAAAAATCTACCTTCAGTACCAGCCTTTGATACTGGTGGGTAGCTCGCAATAAAGCATTCACCTGGCTTGCAGACAGGGCGCTGTTGTTCACACGCTGGAGTGCTGTAAGCTTCGTCGAAATCAGAGATAGATATTCTCATTTATAATTACTGATAGTTTTTTTCCAGGCCTATATTAAATGTGTGATAATCTTCACCTGAACTCTCTCAAGCAGTGCGAGACTCCACTGAACACACTTTTCTTCTCGTCGTTCAATGTGAACTTGCTTCAACGTGCGATACGACAAGATTTCAAGAACAAGACGGGTGTTTCCATCGATTATCAAAGCGATGATGACCTTTATGGTATCATGCGCGTCGTGTTCATTAACAACTCCGGTGACCACTTTACTCGCGTGAACGAGCAAGTGAAAATGATGAACACACGAGTCATCAAAACGGCGGTCTCACAAATTCAATCTGGCGTCTCTCAATACATGGGATATGTGCATGATATGGACAGAGGCTTAGAACCATTAGATAGACCTGTAAACACGTCTACTTACGGGAACAAGATTGATAAGAATAATAAGATTGGTGTTTAAACAAACGTCTTGTTTATTTCAGTCATACCTGGACCGTAGTCATCAGACTGTTCACCGATGACTTCATCATCACTTCCACCGATGATGACTTCTTCGACAATGTCATCTGGCTTCACAATTTGCTTCTCTGGGGCAGTCGTGACCTTCGTTTCTTCTGGTTTTATCGTCACGGTCACCGGCTTGCTGGACGTCATGTAAATGACGATGGCTGTCAAAATCGCGAGGACCACAGCGGTATACAAAACACCACGTGTATTCATTATATATTTATAATACATAAAGTTTTATCGCTAAAATTACATATGTCCCTGAATCATTATAAGATTGAAACGGAGAAAATCTGCAAACAAAAGGGTTGGGATTCAGTAGCCATAGATACTGTATGGCTTCTTCTGACAGAAGAGATCGGCGAACTTGCGTCGGCTATTCGTCAAGTGCGGAAGACTTACAAAAAAACAGGACTCAAGAAAGAGCGGGGAACTGATGTCCTGATGGAAATGGGGGATGTGTTTAGTTATTTATTTCAGCTAGCAGCGATGTTGAACGTAGACTTAGACAAGATGTGGGTCGAACACGGTAAAAAAATGAAACACAAGAAATATAATCTGCGATAGTATAAAGATGCCCTTGAGCGACGAAGAATCCATCGATCGGGTGAACCCATTTGTTCAGCATGATTTTTTTATGCCTGGTACGTCTAGACAGGTCGTGGACTTTGCGCCACACAAGAAGCCCGTAGAAGATGAACCAGAAGAAGAATATCGGAGTCCGATGTGCGACTATGGAGTGATGGTCGCAGGTCGAATTGGTAAGACCGGTAACTGTCCTTTATCTAGATCACTGTATCCAGGAAGAAATATTCAATACGACGAAGATGTGCCCATGAATGAAGTGGCTAAGGAAACCAATAATCCAACTAGCAACAAGACTATGAATAATATTGCGGGTGTAGCGACTCTGCTTCTATTAATTGCAGTACTCTGAATAGCTTTTCTAGTCTGAGATCACTCGTACACGTCTTTATTATTTCAGGCATCTGTTGTGTGCACATATCCTTGATGAACCTCTTCTGCCAAGAACAGCGCATATTTATGACTGGTGGGGAGAATGTGGGATCTAGGATCTTTATAGCATTCATAGTTCTCACGATACTTCTCGTATTATTGTTTTCACATAATACACTCTCCAATTCAACTAATGCCATTTTACGTCTGGTTTCAGTTGTTTTGTGTACCATAGTGTCCAAGAATTGCTCGTAGCGCAACGTATCGGATATGGATTTTATTTCCGACCAAGTGCCTATGGGTGTCGTATCGAGTAGGTCTCGTTTGTTTTCATAACCAATTCCATTCGTGTACTTGACGTAGTCTATTTGTACCAATGTTTTTCCGGTTTCAATATCGATGGTTACAAGGGCTGATTTTACGAAAGAGGTCATATGACAAAATCTCTTTAATTCTCTAAGTGCTTTAAATACCTAAGTCGTCATTTACACACACTAAAAATAACGCCATGTACCCGTCGATCACCAACAACACATTCTCATACCTGGTGTCCCTCGATGAATTTAGAAATGAGGTACCAGAAGACATTCGACCTTCGTGGGTCAAGCTCACCACAATCACGATGGTGTCGAGTTTCAAGAAGGAGATCAACATACAGAAAATTAGGCAGATGTTTCAAAACATCACACCGATACGCATTCGCAAATCGGGATCCAAAATTACGGAAGGCTATGAGTGGACACTTAAACCTACAACGTTTTACAATCAGATTACCTTATCTTACGTAGATCAATACAGTACAAAGTCCATCAAAATATTTCCAAATGGGAGTATCCAGGTTGCCGGGTGTACACATTTGACGAATTGCAAGCACATCATCAAACAACTTTCACTGTTGTTCGGTATTTGTCTCGGAAAAGACTACATCGTACCACTCGACACTTTTCGTGTGGTGATGATAAACTCAAACTTCAGTCTCAATTGGAACATCAATCTCATGCGCACAGCCAATCACTTTGAAAATTACTCGGATGTGTTTAAGGTGTCTTTCGAACCAGACCGTTACTCGGCAGTAAAGGTCAAGTTCAAACCTGCTGAAGACATGAAAGAAGTGACGGCAAGTATCTTTAGTACAGGCAAAGTGATCATCACGGGAGCGGAAACTTTTAAGGAGATTGCTTTTGCGTATAACATCATAAATCAACACATAAATACAGAGCCAGGTATCAGAGTGTCTAAAGTCGACCCAGATAAAGTCGATGTATTTGATGTAGACACTTTATCAGGGCGAAATATAACAGACTTCATCAAAAAGTTGAAGTCCATGAATGTAAAATCTTGGAAACGTACCATCACCAATAGACAAATTAATTTCTGATGTAATAGTAAATGTCTCAGCGACTTGGAATGGCCGACGGCCGATGTTTCACTATAAACTCGTCTAACCAATTGCTCAACAACTACTTGATGAACAAGAATGGTATCTCGTATGAAGACAACTACTCGTACCGCAAGCTCCTTCAAACGAAGGGACCGGAACTCCTCAAGCCTATCCAAGACATTCAAGGCACCGCTAAGTGCTCGTCTTGCGACAAGGCCTTGTTGAACATGTCCAACATCTATTAAACACGCAAAATTAGACTAAATATAATATGTAACCTTTCTAGAGAATGTGTCAGTGCACCATATGTCTCAATGACGTCAGAGAGACTAGGCAGAATAAAGCGATACGTTGCGGGCACCTCTTTCATTCACATTGTCTAGAAAAGTGGAAAAATAAAGGTAAGCAAACATGTCCGATGTGTAGAAAAATATTTGACGGTGACAACTTTAGAGTTCAAATCACCATACACAACATGTTTGAATCTTCATCCAATACAGTGAATCTCGAAAACGAGTATATATTTGACGCACTCGATATTTTTTTCGATGTCGAAAATCAAACGGACTTAACGAGTCTTTTGTCCGACTTTGGGGTGAGTGTGTCCGACTTTGATCCCCTTGTTCTTAACGCAGAATGAGCTGCAGTACGTCTTGTAGTTTAATCCAGGGTAATTACGACTGGCCTTTCTCGGATCTATGATGACGTTACCTTTCGCATCCGTGATGAGTGGGCCGGTCGCCCAGCCACGCTTGTGGGCGAATATGTTTGCCTTAAATCTCAAAATCTTTCCGGGTATGAGTTTACCCGCCTTTTTAACGCGGTCCATTGGAACTTTGAAAAACTTAGCGATGGATTCATATGTGTTTCCTTGCTTCACTTTATACTCTACTTCGTTCACTTGTTTGTAGAAATGGAAATCACCCTGTCTAAAAAAATTAGTTGGTTTCCCTGGGGCGATGAACATCATCACTTTGTAGTGCCCAGGCTTACATTTTTCTTCAGCCTTTGCTATGTATACCTTCTTTGGATTGTCTGCAACGACGCGCTGTGGTAATCGCTTACAACTCACATACGAGTGGTTCATGTTACGCATATCCGCGCGCTCACCCGGCACACTCTTGTACGAACGTTTTTTCTCGTAATCACCCACCGCATACGCGTAGCAGTTGTTGTTATTTATACCCACCGCTCTACCCCACAATCTCTGTGTAAACTTGGGTTCACCTCCACTCAGGGGAAGTCTTTTTGGTGCCTGTCCCATTAATAATATTCCAGAAAAAAATATTATTAATAGATAAATGATTCAAGGCCTTGTTAACGCTCGCAAGACTAGAGATGCTCTCGCCGAACTCCTCACGTTCATCCTCGTGATCCTCATCAGCACTTTCGTGCTCCGATTCTTGTGGAATCGTTCGCTCGTGAAGCACGTGTCCGTTCTCAAGAAGCTCGACACCTTCCTTGATGCCTTCATGTTGTCTCTCGCACTTGCCGTCGTTCGAGGCATCTAAACCTCTCTATAACCGGTAATCTTTTCCCCTTCGGGGCTTATTAAAGTTGGAAACGACTTGATTCCGTTGCACTGTTGCTTTTCACAGTCAACGAATTCATAGGTTTTACCATTACTCTTCATGTGATCCAATTGCCTCGTAGTCCAACCACACCACTCGGTACCGTACACGATCCACTTTCCCTTACAGAATTTACAATCACATCCCTTGCATGTACACTTACCTTCTACGCACCCACATCCGCACGCACATTTCTTACCGCGACCTGTATAAAATAAAACAACAAGAACTAAAGTAAGGAGTAGGATAAGCGCGATCATTATTAATTATTTTACATATTTTATTTTGAGCGCTTCACATATTTTTTCAATCGTCTTACCCTGTGTTTCTATACCAGCCTTTTTTGCTTTTTCTATGAGTTCACTCTTTTTGTACGTATTACATTTCTTTCCATCAACTCTCGTGTATCCCTTTGGTGCGACCGTAACTTTGAGTTCTGGTGCTCGACGTTTTATTGGTGCAGTCTTCTTTTGTGCGTTTCTGGCCAATATATTCTTCGCCTTTTGGATTCCCGACGCCGACGCGAGCTTCTTTGTGACAGGTTTTGATTTTGGAAATGGTTTCGCCTTTGGTATGAATGTAAGTGGGTCTATCTTCTTCTTAATAGCGGATCTCCTGTAAGGTAAGAAGTATGGATCTGAAAATATTTGTTCAAACGTGGGGAAATTGGAGTGATTTGCATCTATGCGCATTCTGAAATTTTTAATTTTAGGCGTTTCGGAGCCCTTGTATCCATATGGGAGTATTCTATCTATGAATCGAATGGTTTCAATGGCCGAGTCCGATCCATTACGACTACACACTAAAAATATTGCATTCAAGAAAAGGTGGGCATCATACATGGGATGTGATTTTTGTGATATACCCCAATCTTTATCAAGCCCTTGTGTATTTGGATTATTAATGACCCTCGTAGAAGAAAGTCCATAATCGGTGAACATGAGCTTGAGACCCACATCTTCCACGTTAAGTACCGTGTTACCAATTGTATATGTATCAATCTTGAGGGTTGGTTTATCTGTGTTTACAAGAACATTTTTAGCATGTAAATCACTATGCCTAAAAGACGGATACTTTTTGTGTAGTCTATAAAGATTGTACAATACTTGTGTTATAATGAATCTGTAATGAATAGGTCGCAGCGTTCTCTTATTTTTATTTATGAAATCTTCTAGAGCACCTTCATTTGCATATTCACTGTACATGATGTGTTTACCTTTACAGCTTTCGAGTGCGTACATGTTCACGCCACCAAATCTACTCACGATTTTACCAATCTTGTATTCTATACCAATTGGCTCAGTTTGTACTTTAATGGCTATGTCCTTTTTACACTCTTTGTCTACACACCCAAAAAACACCTCACCGTATTCACCTTGCCCAATCTTTTTGGTTCCAACTTTGGTTCTGATCGCTTTCTTTACTGAAAAGTTAGGTGGTTTATTGTTATTAACTGTGTAAAATATCTTATTTGGATTACAACCTATTTTTTTTATTGCTTCGGTGATCTCTTTACTTATGGTCTCGTGATCTTTAGGGGTTCTGACCTTACCAACCTTACCCCTGATGATCCTGAGATTTCGCATATGCTGTTCCACCTGCATTTAATGTATTGCTAGATTTTATTCATCAACTTCGACTTCTTCTTCATAGTATTCGTCTTCGGCACCCTCGTCAACCGCATCACCCGAAGCCTCGATGCCTTGGAAGGCGAAGGATGGGAGCTTAGTGGATTGTTCGAGGAGGACTTGCGAAAGACGCAAGCTCACACCAAACTTGTTATCGATGAACCAGATCTGGGTGACATTGGCGATGCACATACAACGCTGACCCTTCTCGATGCTGTCGACCGGGACAAGCTCGCGCTTGGAGTTGTACGCTTCAGCCATGAACTCACCAGTCGGTTTGGTCATGACCTTGAGCTTAACGGTATCCGGGTATTCTTCCTTACCCGGACGCACGAGAGGCTTATATAACGCTTCCTTCATGACCTCGATGTTGTACGCCTTTCCTAACCATTCCTTGGAGTTTGCGGCGACCGTTTCGATGATTCGTGCATCAAGTTCCTTGAGCTTATTAGAGAGCTCGACGGCTTGTTCGTTATCAGGGTCGATAGACAAATCAAGCGAATATGACGTCTTGTTAGTCGTCTCGTCAGTGAATGCGCTCAGACCATAAGGGCTTCGCATGAACGGAAGTTGCAAATAGAGCTTGCCCTTACCGTCGGCCGTGTTAATGTATACTGTCTTGCCACCGTTCTTGTTCTTCTTCATCTTACTGAAGACGACAGAGGACGGTTCGAAAGTGTTGGAAAGTTGGATCATGTTAGGGGACGACATCTTTTGGTATATCCTATAATGGAACCCAAACTTTAAGCACGTTATTTTTTTCTTCAGGTATTGTAACAACATAATGGGTCTCTTTAAGGATTGTGGTTGTGGATGTGGAGGGGCCAAAGCCCAGCAGAAATTTTTGATTTCTTTGATGTCCGCTCTCGTATTCTTCATCATCGCGAACCCAGACACTTTCAGACTGACGCGTTCCGTGTTCGGCTCTTGGATATCCGGACCAACCGGATGTCCCACCATGCGCGGTCTCGCGCTTCACACCGTAGTATTCATGCTCGTCACGTGGGGCATGATGAACATAAAGAAGGAGGGATATTCCATTCAAGAAAACGTCACTATTAAGATCGCACCAGGACCAGCTCCAGAAGAAGTGACCGCGCCACCAAAGATGGTTGACGCCCCAATGCCTTTGCCAGGTTTCTCCGAAGACCAACTTCAGATGTTCGACAGTGGCCTTAACCTCGCGTCTTTGGACCTCATGACAGAAGTTGATCAACCACTCGTCATGAAGAAGGAAGTGTCTTGCCAGTGTGAGAACGGTAAGACTGTGACCATCGAGGGTTAAATAATTTACATTTTGATAGCTAAATCAACATAATACACGTGTCCCGTGTATTATGTTGAGTGTTTCCCAACACGCGCTTTGTTTAGATTAGAAGTCTTCATCGAATTCTATTTCACATGAATCTTCATCCATCTTCCCGTAATCACCCACACGCTTTTCAAAAAAGTTCGTCTTACCATCGAGACTTATGTTTTCCATAAACTCAAAGGGGTTAGTCGAGTTCCAAATCTTGTTCTGTCCAACCTGTTTCATGAGTCGATCGGATACATATTCGATGTATTGCGTCATCTTTTCGGAGTTCATGCCGATGAGACTGCATGGAAGAGCATCCACGATGAATTCCTTTTCGATGGAGACAGCCTCTTCCACGATCTGCTTAATGACACTCTCATTTGGTTTAAATTTGAGCATGTTAAATAATTCTACAGCAAATTGAAGGTGAAGACCTTCATCTCTGCTAATCAATTCATTACTGAAACACAAACCTGGTAGGAGACCACGCTTCTTGAGCCAAAAAATGGCGCAGAAGCTTCCTGAGAAGAAGATACCTTCAACACATGCGAACGCCAATAGACGTTCGGCGAAAGGTCTCGAGCTGTCGAACCACTTCATGGCCCATCGCGCTTTCTTTTCGATACATGGAATTCGCTGAATAGCCTCGAAGAGTTCTCTCTTTTCACTGGAACTTTTAATGTACTTGTCTATGAGTTTACTGTACGTTTCACCATGTACCATCTCGTTATGGCTTTGGTATGCATAAAATGAGCGAGCCTCTGGGTACTGAACCTCATTGGCAAAGTTGTTGTTAATGTTTTCAAATACGATACCGTCTGATCCAGCGAAGAATGCAAGAATCATTTTGATAAAGTGTTGTTCGTTTTCTGCGAGTTTGTTCCAGTCATCCATGTCACGCGACAAATCTACTTCCTCCGCTGTCCAATTAGACATTTGAGCTTGTTTATATAGGGCCCAAAGGTTATCATGCTGAATTGGAAATACAGTAAATCTGTTGAGGGTTGGTAATAACATTGGTTCGATATCCTCTATGTGATCCTGAAAATCAAAGAATGAACCTATGTGTGTCCCATCCATGAAGATCTGTGGGTACGCCACCACCGGCTTTCCGCATTTCTTCGTGAGTTCGTCTTTCTCCATATTCGCCTTCTTGTAATCCAAACCAAGATCTTTACAAAGTTGTTCGGCTTGGTCACAAAGCTTACATCCATCTTTTGAAAAAATTTCGACCCCCATCTGCGTGTTATTACTTGGAAATATTTTTGTTCCAAAACTTTAAGGATGATAAATTTTGGTGAGATCCAGCCTGGTGATCTCTTGAAGGTGTTGCTGAATATAGACGATATTGACGATGAGATATACGCTTTAACAAAAGAAAACCGTGATGACTACATCATTGTTAACTATTACCTTGAAACCTCTTTGGTTTACAAGGGTGCGCGCGTATATGAACTCGATGAAAACGAAGAACTTGCACAAGAAGAAAACTTATGTGAACACTACCCACAGGGTGAGACCGTATTTAAGAAAGTGGATGGTATGTTGTATTGCATAGAAGACGAGATAGATGATGACATGGAAAGTGTATTCATCGATGAGTCCGACGACGAAAGTGATCTCGAGGGATTCATTGTCCCAGACGACGAAATTGATGGGGAGGTGATTCCACCCAGTGACCATAAAGCCATAGACAAAGAATGGAATGAATGGCAACCATTGAGCCCTGGTTCTAAGAGATATAAAGAAGTCGTGGATTCAATAGAAGAATTTGCAAAAATGCAAGCAGATAATCTCAATTTTTAAAAACCTAAGTGCGCATTTTGGTCTTCTAAAAAAGAAGATAAGGAGGTATGGAAAGATTGGCTACTATCTGGTCGGATGTCGACCGTTTATTGAATAAACCCACTATAAGAAAGTCAATCAATACGCATCTTTGTACAGAATGTAATGGAGTAAAAGTGTTCACAAAAGAGGGAATGCCAGTGTGTTCGGAATGTGGTTTGACGCAACAACATTACGTCGACGATAGTCCGGAATGGACAAGTGGTCTAGGCGAAGACGGGCGTATAAACGATCCATCGAGATGTGGAAACCCTAACCCAAATCCGGAGCTCTTTTCGGATGCTTGGGGGAAAGGTACCATCATATCGACACAGAACATATCTACTTATGAAAACAAAAGAATGGCTAAGATAAACTTTCACCAATCTATGAACCATACAGATAGATCATTATTTCACGCATATAGAGACATAGATGAAACGTGTCACACTTTACCTGAGAGCGTTCTCAAGGATGCGAAGATGATGTATAGAAAGTTTAATGTAGAGAAACTCACGAGAGGGGCGGTTCGTTCGGGTATAAAAGCAAACTGCGTGCTTTACGCGTGTAGATTGTCTAAAATACCTAGAACCACGAAGGAAATAGCAGACATGTTTGGTATTCAAAGTAAGGACATAAGTCGTACTACACAAATGTTTAAGGACACGTTGTTGGGTAAGACTGAAAAGAATTACGTAACGAAACCATTCAATGTGATGCAACGGTTACTGAATGCATTTGAAGTCACGAGAGAGGAACGACTCGAGTGTAATAAGATGTGCGGTAAATTAGAAGAATGCGCCGAACTTATGAGTAAGACACCGAACAGCGTGGCTTCGGTTATCATTTATATAGTGATGCGGGGTAAGGTCACTAAGAATGAAATCAGTGAGAGATGTTCCGTGTCTATACCGACTATAAATAAGATAGAAACTATTATTAAACGATACTTAGAGGAATAATTGTAATATACTGTATCATGGTGAAACTATTTTTGTCCACCCCTTGTTATGGAGGTTTATGTCTCGAAAAGTACATGACGAGTATCATAAAGCTCCAGCTTAGATTGATTCGCGAAGGTATTCAACTTATGTTGGATACAACTGAAAATGAATCCCTTGTACATCGCGCAAGAAATGTCGCCATTGGTCGATTCATGCAAAAAACGGACGCCGATTACTTCATGTTCATCGACGCAGATATTGATTTTGATCCCGAATCTGTGGTACGCCTCGTGAAGTCTGGTCATGATGTATCCGTTGCTGTGTACCCAAAGAAGGTCGTGATGTGGGATCAAGCAAAGAAGGCCGTAGAAGACGGTGATGAAAGAAATATGGCGATGTTGTCTTCGAGTCTCGTCGCTAATATTGGTGCACACAGACGTTCCGTTGAAAATGGATTTGTTGAATTGCTCGATGGACCCACTGGCTTCATGGTGATCTCGAGAGGTGCTCTTGATAAGATGCACGAACACTTTACGGATCTGAATTGCAAGAATGACCATCAAAATAGAGATTTTGATGAGTATTGTGCGGTATTTGACTGCATGATTGATCCAGAATCGAGGAGATACCTATCCGAAGACTACGCATTTTGTCGACGTTGGCAACAAATCGAGGGTAAGATTTATGCCGATGTGCATACGACTTTAGGTCATGTAGGTAATTTGCCTTTCAGTGGATGTATGAATGAAAGGCTTAAGGCTTAGATGTATATAGTAGATAATGAAGTTAGCTACTATTATTGTCACTCGTAGTAAATCATGTCACGTAAAGACGCTTCACACTGTACTTCGTTTGAATCTCATGTGTATTCAAACGAAGGGTATACAGAATGAAGTTGTCTATGTGAATGATGACCCGTATGACAAATCCGAAATTATACAAAAATATATGAAAACGAGTGATCGTATTTTGTTTATCGATTTTGGTATCAGTATGGATGAAGGATCTTTGAGTAAGGTATTTTCTTCCAATGATGGCATCGGGTGTCTTGTGTTCCCAGGTGTACTCGAAGGCATCGACTGGGGCCTTTTCAAGGCCAGAGTCAAAGAAGGTGTAGAAGAACCGGTCGAACAAATTGGTCTCCATTTCGATACGGAAGTCGGAAACAAGATTTCTGAAGACATTTATCAAGTAAAGAAAACGTCCGCAAAGTGTTGGCTCATGATGTGTAAGCATGTCACTAGGATCGCGAAGGATAAGCGTACGAGTGAATACAAAGTTTCACCGAGGATGGAACAAATGTTTTCAAAGTTCAAGGAATTGGGTGTCAAAATTCATGCCTATACAGCAGCTAAGTTGGTGATGACATATAGTCACGAATGTGTGAGTAATCTGCTGAACGCCGCGGGTATTAAAGCTAATTAAAGATTTGACTTAAAATATTAAACATATGTCACGAGTATCTGTAAAGAGGGATGACCCGCTTTACACATACGCGATAAAGTTCATGGAGAATGCGTGGGGTGTTACACGTAGGTTTCCGGGATGTCAACCCATATCTATCGAATACAAGCATTTCGATACACTTCGTAAAAACGATTACGTCGTGTGTGAAAAGACGGATGGTGTTCGATATATGATGCTGGCTTTCATGTACGAAAACAACAAGGTGTGTGTTTTCGTAAACCGGGCGCTCGACATGTACGTGTGTAAACTTAACTTTAGGCGAGCCATTTACGATGGAACAATTTTAGAAGGTGAGATGTACGAAGATACATTCATGATTTATGATTGCCTCTATGACTCTGGTGTAGTGGTTGGGCAACACGATTTCTTGACCCGCTTAAAACACTGTGAAAACATATCTAAAAAGTTACTCGCACTCAAGGGTGATTCGGTCAAACTTCGTGTGAAAACGTTTCATCTCTTGGCCGATTTTGACTCTTTCTTGAATAACTACCTACCATCGGTCACACAAGACGTAGATGGTCTCATATTTACACCCATTCACTGTCCGGTGAAGATAGGAACACATGAGACCATGTTCAAGTGGAAACCAAAGAGCAAAAATACGGTTGATTTTCAGTTGAAGAGAATGGACAATGAATGGAGGTTATACGTACAAGAAAAGGGTGAACCGATATACGAGTCAACTATTCCACCAAACAAGATGGATGAACGTTGGTTAAAAAATAATGCGATCGTGGAGTGTGAATACGTCACAGATGATATACCGATGTGGTGGAGACCTTTGAAGATGCGAACAGATAAGACATATGCAAACAATAGGAGAACGTTTTATAGAACGCTCGTGAATATTAAGGAAGACATTAAAATCACGGATTTCTTAAAATGTACGTGAGTAAGTAATACCCATCCACGTCACGCGGTTGGGTTCTGTAGAGGTTTTCGTCGTCGTGTGCGACCCAAATATCGTTAAATTTTGCCGCGGATGTGTAATGTCCACCATACTGCGCACCTTTGTGTATAGCATAGGATTGTAAATTATATATAAGCTTATCGTCAAATGTTATTTCGTGTTCTAGTATAATATTGCTCTTTTTATCAAATGAAATGAACATGACCGGTGGAAATGACTTGAACAGTGTTCTTGTCGTAGTCACGTTGTGTCTGTTTCCCTCATCGTCCACGTAATCCGTAAGTGTGTGCCATTTCATACTTTCTGTCAACAATTCAGACACTTTACACTTTTGTTGGTTTATGTTTAGTGTCTGTATACTGAATGGTGTGTCCACCGTATTTTTGCCAACCGGTGATATCGTGATCTGCTTCTTTTCTCCGTATATGAGTTTTTTGATTTCTGGAAACGAACGTTCGAGTATGTCTATGATACAAAATAGTGCGTCTTGTGTATCATGTGGTTCGTGTTCTTCGAATCTTGGAAAAAGTTTCCTGAATTCCTTCAAGAGTGGTGCGACGTTGAAACACCCCGATTCTTGTGTGTTAAAATATTGTTGAGTGAGATTTTTGTAGAGTCTTGTAAATTCGCATTCACTTGAATATTCTGTTTTGTATATATGTTCGGTGATAGGTGTGGCGTGAAATAGACATTGTAGTGCAGAATTAAAGTAACATGTATTTCCTAAGTTGAGAAAACCATGCATATATGTAGTAGCTAAAAAAGGCTTAAGAGAAACGCGCATTATAATAATGAATATGGAGGTCGGAACTCTTTTTGAAAGCATCAAGCCGTTGTTCGAAAAACACAAGAATGACGAACACGTCGAGTTTGAATTTAGACTTGGAAAGTTTAACTGTGGTACATTTGACACGGATGTTGGTAAACAGAGATTTGAACTTGTTTTGGATGGTTTGAGACAATACGCTGGATGGGAACAGATCGTTTCTATCAACGAAGAAGTCTTTTATCGTGAAAGTGATAATCTTCGTATTTCTATTGACTCCACAACCGGAGATGAAAAGATTGTGAAGAAAGAACGTGTACACAACGAAGATTTCGATAAACTGAGAGGTGCACCTTACGATGTTCGTTTTGGTATTTCAAAAGAAACACCCGTCGAAGACTATGAAGGTGAAATGGATAAAAAGAAGAATAAATACAGACTCTCTTTCATTCGCAAGAACCTTTCTATTGACATGACGATCATTAATGGTGACGTGGAAGACATGGACACTGAAGATCCAAATCGATATCAGATTGAATTTGAAATCATTGACCCAAAACTTGTGACGGATGATAACACACTATTTAACATCGTACACAAAATTAAGGATGTATTTAATATCTTGCATACTAGTAAGTGATGATCTGGATACTTGTAATTTTGATCATAGCGTTTTTCGTATTTGGCACCGAATATACAGAAGATAATGTAGGTGTGTTAGGCTATAAAACTAAAAACTTTCATATGTCTCATGGTATGTCGAAGAAGATGTTCGAAACCATGAAACAGGATGGTTTGAGTGATGAAACACTCAAAGAGTTTGTCATGATGGAAGATCGACTATTGGAAGTAGAGCGCAAATCTGTGTGTTCACAAACCGCGCGACAATTCGAAGCCGTAGGCGTTTCCGATCAAATAAAAAAGCGTTTCTTGGGCTATGATTTTTCATACCACGCGAAACACATCAAACAGGCTTCCGAGCCAGAGAAAATGATAAACCGTAGCATCACTTGTTCTTAGCCAAATTTGCATGTATATTTTTGTATTTCTGGATGAACTGCTTTATATTAGCCTTTTTTGGCTTATGAGTTAATATGTAATTCACTACCGCACTTCCATACTTTCCATATTCTTTTTTCACGAGCTTTGTATCATACTCGGCTACGCGTTCTTGTTTCCATTCCGAAACTTTATCTTTTTTTATGTAATTCGCGGGCATCTTTTTCAAAATACCCTTCTTGTTAACGATGTTCTTCTCTTTCGCAGCCTGATTAAGAAGGTTGGTCACATCCTTCACGTCCTTTTCTATGTTCATGACATCCTTGTATTTCTTCATCCACCGAGTACCATATAATTTTACGATATCGTTTCTTATGCTGTTTGAGTTGAGACGACGTTTCTTTTCGGTAGCCTCATTCCTTGCTTCATTCTTGAGTGCGCGATTGATGTTTTTAGATAATCTGGCTTGGTTAGCTGCATTTTTCTTTGCCGTGTTTTCGGAAAGTTTCAACTTTTCGCACAGAGTCTTTACCGTGTCCAAATCCTCGACACTCACACCTTTATTTAGTGCGAGTGCGATGAGTTCGTCTTTTTTGTAAGACACACACGATTTATTATTTACTTTGAATGTAGAGTTACCGAGGTCTAGATTTTTAATCATATTACATATTTTGTCCTTCTTATTTGTCGTTTTCGTCCCCACGACACCCATCTTTTTAGCGACATCCAAAAGGGTCGTTTTAGTGAGTGTCGCACATTTCTTTTTGCCTATGCGCATGGTGCCGTCGTTATCGTATGTGATCTTCTTTGAATTATTGGTAGGGGATCTGCGAGTACTCGTTCTCTTTGGAATCTTGTAGCAACACTCATCACCTTGTGGATTCTTCTTGGTTTGATATCCGTTTTTACATGGTGGTCTTCTAGACTTTGGACACGTGGACGCTTTCGCTACAACTGACACAGTTTTGCGAGCCATGTTCTTGGGTATATTCGCTGTGAGTTGTATCTCGCCCTTAGCGTGTAACATGGAGAAGAAACTCGAGGCCGTGTTATATGCGGTGTTCAATGCATTTGGGTTAGCCGCACCCGATATTTGAATGGCACCAGATTTGGCTATTATGTACTTGTGATCCTTGTACAATGCGTACATCATGGGTGAAATTTCTGGTTCGTAATTAGATTTGAAACCGTAACGCACACTGTTTATATGGAGCCTCGTCATATTTTTGAAAACGCCGTTAATTCTAAACTGACCACTTAAGTTGTTATACTCGAAACGGTTATACAAAAATGCTTGACCTGGTGTATACTTCTTAACCATGAACTTACGTATGAGTTCCGGTTGGTTCACGATGTCTTCACCCTTACCAATGAAACCACCTGAGAAACGAATCTTACCATTCTTGTAAAAGTTAACCGTGCCTCCATTCGTTTCTGTACCGTTTGTGATTGAAAACTTTATTTGAACAGTAAAGAATTTTTCATTTATGTTACCCTTTTTACCATACTCTCTCGTGTGTGAAAATCCAGTCTTGAATCGACCATATATACCTACGAGTTCTTTCGTCTCTATGAAAATACCTCCACCTAAAGCGGTACGTTCGAGTGGTACTTTGTTAAGGATATATTTCAAGTCTAGACGTGCTTCGGCATTGAAATCCTTATTGACCGTAGCATTAAACATACCTGGATTGAGACCACTTAAAGAAAGTCGAGACACAGATGCGTTATTGTTCTCGTTACTGCTATTGTATACGAATTGCGCAAACTCACCCATGTTTTCGTTATTTATCATGGAGTTTTGTAACCTTCTAGGGAACGATGGTGGTGATGATCTTTGAATTTGAACACCCGAATTTTGAATGAATTTTTGTAGGGACTGGGGGCGTTGCATTCTAATGTATGACTATATTTTAATTACACATCTGATTCGTTAGAAATGAGGGTATCTGTGACCATGTCTAGACCAAATACGAACGGTTGCATGCTGTATGCACCACCGTTGTAAAGCTCGCTGTGTTGACGCACTTCGATGTCGCGCTGACTAAATGGACCTGCATAGAAATCCTGATTGAATCGCGGCTTACCAAGATTATTCGCCGTACAGTGCTCGTTGAATTTTTCAACGAATACCTTTTGAGGGCATCGCAGATCTGGACCGTACTTGATGTACGGGGACTGTAAGAAGTTCTCGAGTGTGCTTGACACTGTCGCAACCTGTCTCTGTACGTCCTTGAAATATTGTGGTACGATGTTCCAAATATCCTTATTTGCGTACCTCTGTGCGTATTCAAGATACGCCCGAATACACTTTTGGAGAATCACGGTAATCTCAGCCTCAAGCTTCTTCTCAAGGGTTGGATCAGCATCCTTGACCTGTTTACTAAAGTTCCAAGTCAAAATACGACGTAACACGGAACCAGAGTTGTCCTTGTAACTCGGGACTTCGTTCCCACCCAAAACACCCGGAACCTTCCATGTCATCGTCTTCGCCTTCTCATGTTTCACAGCGCATGACACCTGTTCACCAGACACGATCGATTGAAATTCAGCTTGTTCCAAAGAAATGTCTCCCTTGATTTCCGGAGAAATGAAGACAAATGCATCATAGATGGACGAGAGACCAAATTTCTTTTCCACGTTATTGGACAACGTTCGAACATCATCGATATCATAGAAGAGTGCAAACACCTTCGTAATCAGTGTAGATTTACCCGAACGAGCGATACCCTTGAGAAATGGAATCACCTGCCAACCATCCATATCGCCCACGTCAAAGCAGAGACGTCCACCCATGATGTACATCCATTTAGAGACTTCAGAATCAAACTTTTGGTAGTCCAAAACAGATTGAAAATATGGAGTGGGGATGTCTTCCCACTTTTCGGTGTACGAATAGTCTTCGAATTCCGTGTCAAAGTATTTGCAACTCACAATCGCTTGATCCAAATTCTTGAATTCATTTGAGTCGTACGTGTGAAACTTGGTTTCGTACAAACCAGTGCTCGCAGACCAACTTTTACCCACGAATACACCATTCTTGAAAGACCACACATGTCTGTTACGTTTAATTTCAGGGAACTGCATGTCGTTGCAGTTTGACAAGTGACGAATCACATCCGAATACGCTGAACCTCTACAACTGAGATTTTTCCACAGTTCGAACTCAGTCTCTTTTTGTGCCACGCTGTACACGTATTCCTGGATTCTCTGTTCTTGTTTCCAGGCGCGCGTGTCGTAGCCATCTTCGGTTCTGATTTGTTTACAGCAGTGCCCCTTGTATCTCTTGATGTTACTCTCGTAAAGCTTTTTGAGAGTAGCCAAAATAGCTTGTTGATAAGGACTCAGTTCCTCGCTGTTTGATATAGTCGAACACCTGAAGATGGATGGATCAGTCTCTGGATTGATAGGGATATACGTCGGATTGTTGATGCGCTCGTAAATACGAGTGTGTCTAAACACGATCTGCCACGCATCATCCACTTGATCTATCAGGCGATTGATTCTCATAGATATTTTCATATCATCTCTGTCATCTAAATCCAGAATTTTCAGGGCATCCGCTCGATGGTAGAGCTGTCCGAGTTGAAGATTCATTCTTTGATGTTTCGCCGAGATACGTTCGATATCGACATTATTACATGGCAATCCAGATTCAGGATTGAGCTCGTGTGGAGCGAAAAAATTTTTAAAACCCAGTTGAAAGGAAACGCCTTCGTCATCCCTTCGTTGTATGTCCCACATGTCTTCCAATTGGGTCAAAAAGTTTATGAGTTGTTCCGGATTGAGACCTTGAATCATGTTCGACCACATGACCTGATTCGTCTCCTCCGGATTTGCATCCTGGTTTATGAAGTGTGTATCCAGCATGACCCCTTATAGTAGCTACGATTCATTTTTCTAAGCATTTTTTTGGAGCTGAGAAAGAATCTTGATCATGATCCTGTTTTGCATTTCGAGCTGCTTAGAAATACTCACAATGGCACTACAGACAGTGTCACCATCTTCCGTGGTCAGCACTGAACCCAAGAGGCCACCGATGTCTAATTCCATCATTGGCTCTTCTTCGATATCGGAGGTATAAATCATTTCTTCGTCGTCTTCAAACTCTTCTTCGTCGTCTTCGAATTCTTCCTCATCGGTTTCCTCAATTTCTTCCGGTACTGATTCATCTGGGTACTTTTCTTCAGTAGACATTTAAAGTACACCAGGAAAAATCAAACTGAGTTTTTTCGCGAAATTATTTTCTCCGTATATAGTACAAAAACTCTCAGAATGGCCGGTGGTCTCATGCAACTCGTCGCGTACGGTGCCCAAGACGTCTACTTGACGGGCAACCCAAAAGTCACTTTCTTCCAAGCCGTGTACAAGCGTCACACGAACTTCGCTATGGAAAACATCGAACAAACCGTGAACGGTACCCCAGGTGCCAACGGTCGTGTTTCCGTCACCATTGCTCGCAACGGTGATCTTGTCGCGGACATGTACATCGAGTCCGTTGCCGGTGCGACTGCCGGTACCGATGATGCCTGGTTGGCTGAGCGCATGGTCAAGGACGTTGAATTGTCCATCGGTGGCCAGCGCATCGACAAGCACTACCAAAAGTGGTGGCGCTTGTACTCTGAGCTCTACTTGGATGAGGCCAAGAAGAGCAACTACGGTAAGATGACCACGGCTGTCGAAGCCGGTAAGAAGATCTTCTTGCCACTCATCTTCTTCTTCAACCGCAACCCAGGTTTGGCGTTGCCCTTGATTGCCTTGCAATACCACGAAGTCCGCCTCGACTTCGATTTGTCGGCTGAATTCGAAAACGTTACCCAAAACAAGACTTTCAAGGTGTGGGCTAACTACATCTACTTGGACACCGAAGAGCGCCGTCGCTTCGCCCAAAAGGGTCACGAGTACCTCATCGAACAAGTGCAACACACTGGCACCGACACCGTCACCCTCGGTTCGGAAGTCCAAAAGCGCTTGTCGTACAACCACCCAGTCAAGGAGTTGGTCTTCTGCCTTGATGATGGCACCGATGGCTGGTCTACCTCCGCGGGCTCCCCAGTCGTTACGGCGAACGTTCTCCGTTCGGCGACTGAATCCAACTGCTTCATCTCTGGCTCCTTCGCGGGTGCCCCCATGGTTGCGGTTGAAGGCGCGAACTTCTCCGAAGATGGCCAAGGTACCTTGGACACCTTCAAGCTCGTCCTCAACGGCCAAGACCGCTTCAAGGAACAATCGGGCAAGTACTTCAACACTGTCCAACCATTCGTTCACCACTCCGGCTCCCCAATGCCAGGTGTGTACGCGTACTCCTTCGCCCTCAAGCCAGAAGAGCACCAACCAACCGGTACGTGCAACTTCTCGCGCATCGATAACGCGCAAGTTGCCATCAAGGCTCGCGCCGATGCCTCGGGTAAGACTACCCTCCGCATGTTCGCGACCAACTACAACGTGTTGCGCATCCAATCCGGTATGGGCGGCCTTGCGTTCTCCAACTAAGTTCGTTTTAGTATAATTGAATTGTAATGTAAAAATAGTAAATATTAAGATACACCACGTATGTTAATATTTTAATAGATGTGTATAATAAACGTAAAATGGCTGAAACTGATCAGAAGGACACAACTCCCAAACCCACGCGATCTACGAATTGGGGTGTGATCATACTCATGATCATATTGGTATTATTATCTGGTGTAATCGCATGGTTTGTGTTTTTTGATAAAAAGGTGAATGCGACGCGAAACACTATCATGACTAACGTAGGAGGTCAATCTTTGAATTCCATGTCTATGTCTAATAATAGCGCATATGGATATAACAGTAATATATAATAAAACTTAAAGTTAAAAACATACATATTACTAAGTATGATTGTAGTGTACACAGACGGGAGTTGTTTACACAATCCAGGGCCGGGTGGATGGGCGGCTAAGTGTTATAATCCCTTATTCGTGCTAGAAGGTGGATGTCATACGAGCACGAACAATATTATGGAAATGACGGCTGTCATTAAAACACTAGAGAAATGTCTAGAATTGAATGAGCTCGATGTTGTCATATACACTGATAGTAAATACGTGAAACTGGGACTCACAGAATGGTGTAAAAAGTGGGTCTCGAACGGGTGGCGCACGGCTACAGGTGGGGAAGTGAAAAACAAGGATCTCTGGGTCCGCCTCCTAGATTTGATGAAACAAATGCACTCGATTAACATCGAATGGGTGAAGGCGCACTCCACGAATACGAAAAATAATGAAGTTGACGGGTTGGCACGAAGACAGGCGAACATATTTTCTGGGTGTTAAATAATGAACGGTCACTGGTGTGATCGGGAAGAGCGCCTCCTTCGTCGATGGGCGGAGAAGGCTGCGGGATACAGATGGTTACACAACCACTCGAGATTACACTACAAGTGGTTGACAGACATACTTACATATCCTTGTATAATAATATCAAGTATCACCGGTGTCGGTGGTTTTGCCGTCCTCAACCCAAGTGATGATAATATTTCATCCAACATGAGAAGGAATATTATCATTTTCCAGTACACGTTTGCGTTTCTTAATGTCGTTGCAGGTATACTCACATCCGTCGTCAAGTTTAGTAATAGTTCTAGTATGATGGAATCACATTCATCTATGTGTATACAGTATTCAAAATTTTATAGAAATATAGACATGGAATTGTCTTTAGATGTAGAACATCGTACAGACGCCATAGAGTTTGTGAATAAACAGAGGCAGGAATACGACAGACTCTTAGATGAAGCTCCGGATATCCCACATCGTACTATATATGAATTCAACAGGACCTTCCCCGACAAAGAGAACAAACCAGACGTGTGTAACGGCCTAAATGTGATAGAAGAATCTTCTGATAATGGTTCAGATACCAAAGTAAAACACGCGATTGCGAGATGGTTGAAAAGGACGCGACGTGAAAAATCATTTGAATTAACTAGAGGTGAGAGTGTGTAAATACCGCCTAAGTCACTGCATATGTTTACATAAATCATTCATAAAATGGAACTCCAACGTGCTATCAGAAACGGCGACCTCTACGGGCTTCGTAAGCTCGAACACCAAATCCTCGAACACGCGAATCATGTGTACGAAGATGCTGGAAACGGAAACGATGATTATGAAAACTTTAGTATTTACTGGATTGCCATTCAAGAAGACAAGGAACTCGCACTCGAGATGTTGATGATGTTTATGAACACGTGTGAAACCGCACTCGGTCACTATTTTCATGACTACATGGAAGTCATGGCGTACGCGGGATTGGTCGGTGCAGTGTGTAGCGAAAACCGGGCTATCATAGACATCTTGAAAACGTGTATTGACGAAGATTCATATATGGATATCATTAGTACCTACAAGTAGTTTAAAGAGTATATGCGTGTAATACACAGTAGAGGAAGAGCTCTTATAACTCAGTTGGTTAGAGTGTGGTGCTTATACCTAAGTATACTTGTGTGAGTTAATTCTCACAAAGGCACGCCAAAGTCACGGGTTCGATCCCCGTTAAGAGCAATTTACTTTTTACAACCGAATCCCGTTTGTAAAAAGTAATCTCAGTATATATAAAATGTCTCCACCAAGAAAGAATGATCCTATGAGAAGAGGATACAGCGCTGCTAGTATAAAAAATCTCGCAAACCAAATTGGTCAGCGAGCGAATAAAGCCGCGAACAAGGCTCTCCGATCGGGGCACAGTGCCACGAGCATGAAAAATTTGATCGCGCAATTTGAAAAGAAGGCGGGTATTGTTAAATAAATCTATGTATTATAATAATGCAGTTTCTCCAAGACACTAAAGTCCTCGTGCCGATGGTGGTTGCTTCCATATACGGGACTGTTAAGGTTTCTAACATGAACTTTTATCCACGTGTCGATGAAATTTTGAACCAAACTACAGTGTATGGTATCATCATCATGATGCATGCGATGTTTGGAATCAATCCAATCAGTGAAGTCCCAGAAAGAATCAAGATGATCACGTCGAATGCTTGGTTTAAGTTGATGTCTCTACTTGTCCTCTCTTTCTCTGCGACCCGTGATTTCGAAGACGCAGTTTTAGTGCTCGCGGCCTTCCTCGGATTGGTGCAACTCTTGCGCACAAAAGAAGAGCGTAAAAAATACCCATATATAATAGCGTAAATGATCTGTGCATCACATAAGCCCCATGATATTTACAAGTATAGACGTATCAAGATTCGTACGACCATACTTGAAACTATATATAACCGGTCACCCTTATCGATGAACCATGAAAGACACACTAACGATCGGTTGCGTTTTAGGTTCGCGGAAGCGATCCGAGAAGCGGAAGACATCTGTTCGAAGAAAAAAGAGTGTAGTGCGTGTTATAACGCATGGTACGAGGTCGACGAACTCGAGGATTCACTCATGCGACTTGGTGAAGAAGTTATCCAAGATAATAATATGAGGTACGGATCACTTATACGTAGAAATTTTAAAAATAGGTGGAATGTTAAGAATGTTGAAGACCATCACGTGATTCCATACCAGTTTAGGAATCATTCACTCATTAAGTATTTAAAGTATGACGTTCATTCGAGTAAAAACATAATCATGATGCCCCGTGTTTTAACACCAAATTTACGCGAAAATCGTCTCACACACAATGGTGGTCATAAAAAATACAATAAGTACGTGTGTACCGTACTCGATTCTATCGATAAGCTTGATAATCCGGAGCCAGAATTTAGAAAGTTTGTTGACTTTTTAAAAATTGGGTGTCGTTTTAGACCTCAGGATATACCGTGGCCTTAGTATCCCTGTTCGAGCAAATCCGTGGTTGCATCCGGATACCTTTTAGAGAAAAAATCCTTCTTTTTCCAGTCACTGTGTCCTATAGTACTGGAATGAGACCTATCTATAACCATACAATGTCTTAAATCTTTGTAATACACGCGAGCACCTTTCGCTATTAAATCCTCGTGTTTCATATCTACGTGATTGTCCATTGGATAAAAATACTTGTGGTACTCACGCATGTTATCCACGTGTATGAGATAACATTTAGTACTTGATATCCATTTCACGCGTTGTAAACCCGTTTCAGACGTGTCAGATGCGGGAAGTCTAGAGAGGCAGTGGAAGAAACATAATTCGAAATCGTCACCAAGTTCATCTATCACGTATTGTATTTCGTCGAATATACTCTTGTGTCGTATGATCACGTTATCTTCAAATACGACTGCGTATTTGAGTCCTTGTCTAAAGCATTTGTCGTAAATGTCCATGTGCCCAAAATAGCACCCAATTGCACCCATGTTAAAATACGTGATGTCTGGTCTGACGGAAGACTTGTCGTAATGTGTTTTGAGTGCAAATCTATAGTACTTTGGTTCTATGTGGTCCGAATACCACTTTATGGAATTTGGTGTTTTTGTCTCTTGGCCATACACGACTTCTAATGGTACGCTATTATCGTACGAATCCAAGAATTTCTTGGAACGCTCGTTAGACGATTTCATGGTGAGCAAAAAGCATTTGTAATCTACGCGTGGTGAATAGAGTATGTTTTTGAGTACGATTAACACGAATGTAAGAATTATTACAAGTGGTAATACTACCATACCTAAAGTATGTTCATAAAATTATCTACGGAGAGATGCGATGAAATTCATGGACGTCTTCGTCTGATGTAAGAAGTCGTACTGACACACAGCCGCTTGAACTACGGGACAAGGGATGCCCGCGTGTGCGCAGTGCATGACAAATGTTCGTGCATATGTGACAGAATCATCCATGACATCAAATGTGTTTATGTCAGTAAACATGGGGCATTCGAGTGTGCTTCCTTTGATACAGCCCTTGACTTTCGGAGAAAGTTGCATACCCTCGTGGTACACCATCGCATACACGAATCGAAGGGTTTGTAAAGCGACGATGCGATCGAAAAACTTATTGAAGCATTGTTTAGTGTCGACAAGTTTCATGTATCTGCTCGTCATTCGGGCATTCAAACTTGTTTGGAGTACCGGCGTGGGAATGTGTGACCCGAGTGCATGCGTAGAACACCAAATGGACTTGTCATTGATGTGCGCCATGTCATCGTACTTATATGAATTGTATAATCGACTGATACTCGTTTTGAGAATGGGGCCATTTATATCCATGTTGCGAGCTTCATTGAGTGTGTATGTGATTGACTTATCCTGGTTACAGTATCCATACATATCTGCATACGCTTGGAACAACGCACACTCCATGTTTTCATGGATCATGTGTATAAACTGGGCAGAGCCGGGTTCTTCACCTGCGTACACGATCTCATCTGAAAACATCCGAAAAAACAGTTCTTGTGCATCAAAGAGTTCTTTTTTTCCACTTAACATTATCATCTTGTTAGACATACCCGCATCCATGTAATGAATACCCTTTTGTTTACACATTTCGTGATACTTTTTGGAGTATGTATACTTTTCGTTGCTGATATTGACGATGGTATCTTCTTTGTCACACCAATCGATTAGCTGGTGAATCGTGCGCTCAGACTCTTCGTGGTCTTTCATAAACGTGGCGATCGTTCTCGGGCCAGACATATGAAGAGACAAATCTGCCACCGACGGATGTGTCTTTACTTTTTTAAAACATGAGAGAGGTGTAGAATTTTTATCGTGGACATGTAATTCCTTAAATTGTTGCACCTTTCTTATGACCCGAAGGCTTGGATGACTGATACCTACGACCCCGTAAGACATGTTTACTGTGTATGTTTTGTGTTTATCTTTTATATCAGTTCCAACCAAACATCGACATGTCTGTGTAGTCACACCATGGATACACCTCTTCGTACCCCATAAAGTTCTTAGCATCGATTCCAGCTTCCTTACACTCTCTGCATATCTCGATGTTATCATCGATGATGAGATCAATCGCCAAGCTTCGACATATATCAACCTTTTTGACTTCGTGATCCGTAAAACTGTTCGTGATCACCAAATCATCAAACATTCCTGGAAAGTGTTTGAGTAACCACTCTTCAGTTTTAACTCGTGCACACCCTTGTCTACCCGTGACCGCATATATTTTTTCGGATTTACCTCTTAATTTAACTATTCCAATTTGCGAATTATATATGGGTTTTAAACTTAAAAATTCGGATGAATCGTAGAACTCTCGCACCATCCGTTGTGACTCGTATTCGGAAATGCCAAACATCTCTCGGTATAAATACTTGTACTTAGTGTTTGACGGGGGCATTCGGTGTCCTCTCCACTTCGCCATAGGCTTGACGAATGGGACGAGGACTTCATCGATATCAATAGCAACTCTCTGCATTTATTATTATATCATTCGTAATCTCTAAATGCTATTCCTACGGGGAATCTAGGAACACCCAGATCTGTTAGATTTTGATACTTTACGGTTAACATTTTACCTATGTAGATGTGACCGTTCTTAAACATATCGCGGCGTTTCTCCTGTGTACCTTCTGGTCTTACTGTAAATATTTGACCACTTTTAGTCACACACTCCCATACAGGAGTTCCCACGTCTTTACCAACACATTCTCGCATTCCAATGACTTTGTATTCGTCTGTCATGAAATCCTTGAGTTTCAAGAGGTAGTTACTTCTCTTACCAATTTCATATACACTCGATGCCTCTCTGATCATGGTTCCTTCATAGCCAGCATCCATGTATTCTTTGTGAATGACTGGGATATCACTCTTCGATTTAACCCATTGTGTATTCACAGTGATACGTTTGAGTCTTTGCTCGAATGTCAGATCTGGCTGGTTTGTGTCAAAATAGTCAAACACGTGAAATTCTAACGCTTTTGGGTTAGTCTTAAAGAGACTCGTGATCTCCTCGAAGGTCTTGTTTGGATCGTAACATTCTCCATCGAGGTATTCACCCTCTTTCAAATCTTTGCCTAGGTATTCAGTTCCAGGTACAATCTTACCAGTTCTAGAAATGCCACCTTTATTAGACACGAGAAGACGGACGCCGTCAATCTTTGGTTGCACATAGAATGGTTCACTGATATACTTGTGCCTGTCTTCCCACTTGTTTGCCAACATGGGCAAAATGGGTACCTCCTTTTGGTTTTCCCACATGGTTCTCGCACGTTTAAGAGCGCTATCATATCCAAGCTTCACATGTATAGTAGAAACAAGTTCTTTACCGCCCACCAACCCACTCTTTTTGATGATATAGGCGGTGTCATCTGGCATTTTTTTGACGCTTATATCTACGTAGCGTTTTCTGCCATTTTTATCGGTTTTAAAAATTGTTTCCATTATAGTAAGGGTAGATATGATTCCGGTCGTAAATTACGAGCGAATGGAGCGACTTAAGCCTCCCCCAGTAACGAAAGTTCCATTAAATGCAAACACTGCATGTATTGTCATAATAATTTTAGTTATTATTGGTTTGTATAAAAGAAGCATAGACGTTAGTCAATCCCGTGGACGACGTTATACTTGAGGCATTCTTCAACATTCAAGTAAATGTCCTTCTTCATGAGCTTCTTGAATTCCTTTTCTGGGATTTCAGTCTTCTCACCGTACACCTTGGTAATCATGTCCATGAACTTGGAGCACGAATCCATCTCATTCTTGAGGTCCTCGAACTTACCCCAGAAACCGTTGGTAGATAACTGGTGAATGAGGATGTGTGCATTCTTGCCCATACGGCGTTCGTGACCACCAAGCAATATGAAGGTGGCGGCACTGCAGCACGCACCTTGGGCAATGGTCGTCACCTTCACACGAGACTTTTCGATGATGTTCATGGCACTCAAGCCCGCGAACATTTCACCTCCGTCACTACAAATGTGGATTCGGATTTCGGGTTTGTATCCCGGGCACTCGATAGTTTGTCTCAGCAACTTCACCTCGAGTTTCTTGAATTCTTCGGTAAATTCAAGAATATCGTCTGTCGTCACGTCAGAGAAGAAGAACATTTCATTTCCGATGATTCGAGTAGTCTTGAACTCATCTTCGCCAGCGGTAGCAATCGGTATAATAGATGGAGCTGGCATTTGTTATCTGGGGTCCGTGTTTTTTAAACTGGTTCATGGGCTTTGATCTTCTTCTTGATTTGAGACACTTCTCTTGGTTTCAGTTTATTAGATAGAGCCAAGTGATTGATTACGTCAAAATCTTGAGCGTTTAGATTATAAGATGTGTATATATCTATATCCCCGGATCTCGCATATTCACGGAGTAATGCGAGTTCTTGATGTTGCGCACCCCGTGTTTTGAGTTGTATGTTTCTATATTTTTGGTGTCTCATTTTGTAATTTCCATATTTAGTCCAGAAACTACCTGGTCTAAGTGTTTTTTCGTTTAAAGTACCATTTAGGTAATATTTTGGTATACTTACAGTTGAATTTATAAAATATGCCATCGAATCCCACATACCATTATAAATAGATGTGTCATGTAAATCTGCATCTGAAAGTGAGTGTGAAATTATACCGAAATCACATTTAGAAGAGTCCACAAAGTTTTCGTGTATCATACCCCATACATGACCATGTTCAGACATTGCATCCACAGTTGATATCTCTTCGTTCGTACACAATAATGATACCACAAAATCTTTAGGGGATACGAAGTAGTCTTTATCATCTGAAAAGTTTAGGTAATCAAAGAAATTGTGTAAATTGCCTTTACAACGTTCAGCTGCCATTTTTGAATTTTTGTTATTTGGTTCCAAGGATGCTATTAAGTCTGGATTTCTTTTAGGTATCAGTATAGTTTCGAAGTTTGGTAACAAAAACATGTTTGATGCGACGACGATAAATGAACCTTTGCTCAGTACACCTCCATCAGACACGTACTCCACGAGTTGTCTCTGTGCTATGACGTCATGTCTGTATCCATCTATAAACATATGCATATTCGAACCTAGCATTTCATTCCTAACGTTTAAGTTATCTTCTAGTTCTATGCTATTTGATTCATCTAAAACTGCGTTTAATACGTATGTTTTTCCAACACCATTACCACCACATATCATCACATTCTTACCATTTCGTATATGTGTTTTGAGTAACTCTATCTCTTTACGGTGGAGCGTGTTATCTATTTTCTTTTTTTGTGTGGTTATTTTAACGAATGCGTCCATGTCAAAAGATGGTGATGATCTCGCTAATCAAGCTATAGATATTATTTTTGAGAACGATGCGCTTCAGACCAGAATAATCGAACCAATAAAAAGGAGATTCCTTCCTTACTTATTATGCATTGGTTTCTTTAATCTAACTTTATTCTTACTCGTCGCTTACATAGCAGCTCGTATGTTTAAACACTCTACCTAAACAGCCGACTCATCTGATTCCTCAGTTTCGCCCGTAGTTCCTTTATTCGCGACTGATTCAATAAATGTAGACGCACGTCTTCGAATACCACCTCCACTCTTCAGTGGATCGGTCATTTTTATTTTACCGGGCATGACACGACCGCGCAATTCGTCGAGTTCTTCCTTGAGTTGACCTTGTGACATAACCTGTGTGGGATCCTTGAGTAGACTCATAATGGAGTACTCCTTGATAGCCTTGAATGGCATGATTGGGTGAATATGTAAAATTTCCGGTTTTCTAAATATGTTATCATCCGGGAACTCCTTGTCGAATGCAGTCAATATCTTCTTTGGGATCGGTGGACTTTGTTCTATGAGTCGATCCATCTCTTGTTGACACTCATGAACCATGATCGAGCCATCGGAAGATCTGTTCACAAGTGGAAGGTTAAGTTCGAGTCTGATTTTACGCGAAAGTTTACCATATAATTGTGAGGCCGAACGATGGCTTTCCATCAACTCGTTAATTTTGAGGAACTGCATGATCGTGGCGATGATACCCGCGATGAGGTTGAGACCACCGATGATGGATGGAACTGCGGATCGAATACTTTCAGGAAATTGTTCTTGTGCGAAGTTTGCTGTACCGGTGATGGTCGAGAGTATGATCACAGGAAGTGTAAAACGCATACTCAGAGATTGAAACATCAAGAAAGCTTGGTAATTCATGTAACGATAGCACGCGGCTGCTTCACCCCAATCTTGAAGCACCTTTTCTTGTTGGGTGTGCCACTTCTTTGGGGCGTCAGGCTTTTCGATATCTTTTGGGAAACCCACGATCATATTGTTCTCACTATTTTCTTGGTTCATATTAATAGTAATGAACATTATATTCTACATCCACCTCGTATTGTTCATCACGATGCTCGTGATTCCCTTCCTGAAAAATACGCAGTTACTGGAAATGTATAGTCTCCTCGTGCCATTCATATTTTACCATTGGTCTGTGAATGATGACACATGTGCATTGACCCAGATGGAGATGTACGTGACGGGTAACAATAAGGAAGAGACTTTCTTCGGACGAATTATGGGACCTATATACAAGATGGAAGATAACGACGCAAACAACCTGCTCAAGACGGTCATGTTTGGTTTGTGGATGATCGTACAATACAGGTTGGGTCGGATAAATTTAGCCTAAGTCGGTACATAAAGTATAAAAAATCACATAAAAAAATTATGCCTTCACACGCTCCAGTTTACGATTATAGATGGGGATCTGGTACTAATATGGTCACGGATCGATCTATTTTACACAGTGCA